TTCTTTGCGTCAGTTGTCGTGTAACGAATAGGAATATTCCTAAATCCTCTGCGTGTCCTAATCGAAGTCGTCCGCATTCCGTAACAATGATTTACACTCACGGGAATAGGTAAAGTTAATTTAAGTTCATTCATTTTTTTCTATCTAAATATTGTCTTACAACTTCGTGAGGATATTTTTTTATGAAAGGGCAAATCGAACCACGGCTAATAGGACAATTTTTCTTAATTTCATCTATTACATTTTCTTTCCCATCCAATTCCAGTTTTGTCAACAAATGTCCTGGCTTGGTTTTTAGGACTTCAACCTCTTTTCTTAAATCCGACCGACTTAATGTGGATGCCTGTTCCAGCAATTCATCTTGATTCTTGTCATTTAAAACCGGAGAAATTTGGAGTAACTTACTATAATGGATTTGTGAAAGTTTTTCTATATCTATCTTTCGTTCCAAGACAAATATTCTGTAAATTTTAATCAAAGAAAATACAGTAGACCTATCCCATGATAAACTTCCGCAATATTCTTCCCAAGTTGAATATGAAAGAGTTTCGTAATACTTATTTTTCTGAATTGTAAAAAATAATTGGCCAAGCAAAAGAAAGTTCTTTGCCGTGTCTTGCGTTAATTGCAAGATTTGCTGATTCAACTTATGAGCAATTTCCCCTTGAATTTCCAAATCTTTCTGTTCTTTCTGTTCCTCTTTTTCTTTAGACATTAAATATCCCTCCCCGTTCCTATTTTATAACCTTTCTTAATTCCTTTTCCGTAGCCATTGAAATAACCTATTTGATAACAAACCCAACCTCCTATTACACAACCAACAACCATTGTTAAAAATATCCCCCCATATTGGAATAGAAGTCATATTATTTTCTCCCTTTTTTTAATGGTTGATAAGCCCAATCTTTCCCAACTGGTTTACAAATCCAACCTTTCCCAAGATGTTCTACAACCCAGTCAATGCCAACTCTTTTCTTTTTTCCCTCGATTAAAACAAGGTGATATATTTTCTTGCCCTTAACCAAGCGATATTTCAACTCTAACTTTTCCATTTTATTTCACCCCCTTCTTTCTTTTTTTCTTTTTTTTATATGTATAGTTACACCAATCAAGATGTAACTCAAATCCTTTATCAGTAAAATATTTTCCACATTTTTTACATTTTGATAAAAATTCATAATAATAATGAATTCTTAAACCAGGAGGACATTTTATATAAAGATAATCATTAGGAAAAATCATTCGATGAAAAAATTGGGCTATTCCCATTTTAATTTTTCCCCCTTTTACCGTCAGAAAAACCTGCGTCATAACCATTATTAAAACCATCTCGATAACTACCCTTACGTCCAGCCACTATAAGCCCAACAACAAATCCTATAACGGCTATGGCTATACCGTCTAAAATTATCAATATTATATCATACATATCATTCCCCCCTTTGTCTGCGTTTCATCTGCCGTCTGCGTAATCTGTTCCTGCGACGCCTATTCCACTTACTCATTCTATCCTCCCTTATTCTTGTTTACTTTTGTTTACTTTCGTTATCATTCTTTAAAGGTTTTATAGTCTTGAGACGCCATAATTTTATTTTTTCTATGTTTATTCCATAAGTATCTGTTTTCTTGTGACAGTTATCACAAAGCGTTCTGCCATTATCTATTGCAAATCTTAATGCCGGATATTCTGAAAAAGGTTTAATATGGTCTGCTCGTAAAAATGTTTTCCCCCTTGTTTTTTTACACATTTTTAGGTCTTCCTGGTTTCGTTTTATCGTGACATCCCCTGCATAATGTTTTTCCATTATCTATATCCCAAAAAGGACTATAAGTCATCACAGCATCATAAATAGACAATAATGGCAGAAAATCACAGGCTTCTTTTATCAATAGACTAAATGATTTTTTATGATGATGTGCTTCTAATTTTCCGCCTCTTTGCCCACAATCTTGACAAGTAAAATCATCACGTAAATAAATTAATTGTCTCCATATTTTATATTTATTGCTTTCTCTTATAAGTATCCTTGCTGGAGTTTTGTGTCCTTTTCCTAATTTATATTTATTGCCTATATGTTTTTCTCTATTTTTTCTTTTGCTTTCTTCGGAATGATGTTTACCCAAAAATGGACTTTTCATTCCTTTTACCCCTTTATTCCACGCTATTTGTCCTTTATGACTTTCCCTTAAATTCTCAAGACCTTTTTGAGTAAAATGTTTTCCTAATCTTGATTGTTTTTTTAATATTTCGACTGTTCTTACATAAATACCTTTAGGCATTATCTTCTTTCCTTATTCCAATAAGGCGTTTTACATTTGGGACACACAATCGGTTTATCTTGTCTCTTTATCCATTTATGTCCACACCTTAAACATTTTTCCTTTTTCATTCTATCCCTCCCACCAATAGTATACTATAATAATATACTATTGTCAAGGTCGAATTTGTTTTAATCTATAATAAACGTCCCAACCCTTATCGTCACTCTTTTTATCGTAATAAGAAAATCTTTCCCATATACCTCCAATTTTTATTTGATTAGCAAACCATATTTCTCTCCACGCTACTGATGTTTCGGGGTCGGTCTTATAATCTCTATTTTTTAATTTTACTGGCAGAAATTTAAGAAGCCCTACATTTTTACTGTTCATATCCCCCAACCCATAATCGATGCTGTTATCTACGTTTTTCGCATTATAAACTTGATTAGGATTCCAGCCACTTCCCACTACGAATATACCAACCATAAACCACGTCTTGTTTATATCCGTTTTACCAACCCAAAGATATTCATACTCTTGTGCTATATCTATGCACTTATTCCACCACTCATATTGTAAATACTTTTTATTAGGACTGCTACGGTAAGCCTCGTCAATATAATATTGTCCAATGGCAAGCAACTGCCGGTCACGATATTCCTGTGTCTTGAGTTTTTTGAATTTGTCTTGTTCGGATAATAATGCCATATCCTGCTCTTTCATCTTTTCTGTAATAGCCCGTGCATCTTCAAGAGAACATTTATATTTTGCCTGCAAAATATTGTTTTGGTTTACAGCGTCTTGGTAAAGTTGAACTTGATGACGAATAATTTCTGTTGAACAAATAATTATTAACAGCAATAATATCGCTAACAATGCTGTCACCCTGCTTATATGCCGGATAACCATATCAAAAACCCTTATGGCGTTCTTAATCCTCATGGATAATTCCAAGAAACGGCTTAATTCCATTTTCATTTCCTGTTTCCAATTAAGCCGAAAAGAAATTTTGCCTATCTTCAAGAACATTATTTTATCCTTTTCCCCTTTCTGATATGTAAAAACGGAAATGACTTATCAAACCAATACATTATTCTGCCATCAAATAAAAATCCTATCATATTAACTCCGGCTGTGCTTTTTTCTTTTTAGCATTTAAAAACATTCTGGACGGTTCAAACTTTTCTTTTGTATTATTATGTTCTAAATGCTCAAATATAATATCTTTTGGTAATAATTTCCGGCAAAAATAACTATTATTGAAACTGGAGGTGTTTCCGTTAAATGAAACTTTTTTATCAAATATCAATAATTGCAGGTCGCTATGTTTGCTGATAAAAAATGCACCAACTTCCTGATAATTCAAAATAGGTAATCCTAATACCATAGCAAACGGTTTATCCAATTGATATAATCTTTCAAGCACTTCTAATTTACGGCTGAATGGGGGATTACTAATAATGTAATCATATTCCCCAAATTCTTTATCAGGCTCATAATGAAAAAAATCCTGACCAGTCCATAAATGAGTATAGATAACAGAAAAACCTGCATCGCCTAACTGGTGAACAAACTCGCTATCGGCTGTATCAAATGGACACCATATAGTCGAACCTGATTTTAAATATTTGATAATAGGCTTAACGAGAATAGGCGGAGTAAATATCTCGTCATTCTTGCTTGGAATACTTTTCCTAAAATTGTTTAATCTCGGCATTTTATACTCCTGCCTGCGTCCAGACTATATCGGACAATCTTAATGTCTCGTGATTTAAATGCAGGGTTACTTTACCCGTCCGGCCAGACCGATTCTTAAGAACCTCAATGTGAAAATTTCCCTCTTTTACTAAATTATCTTTTTCCTGTTGTGTAAGCCCCTCCGCAAGGTCGGGTCTCCACATACCGAGGAGCACGTCCGCACTCTCCTCAATTACCCCACTGTCCCTTGACATTCTCATTGTTACCGGCACGCCACCAGAACCACCTTCACGGCTCAACTGATTGAGCACTATAAGAACTATATTAAGACGTTTTGCAAGAGCCTTGAGTTCCTTGGCAAGATTACTGGTGGCTACATACGGATTATCTGAATGAGGAGTTTTTATATATCCAAGATAATCAATAGCAACAATTTGGGCTGGTGTTTTCAAAATATTATTATGCAAAATTATCTGCTCAATATTTTCAATAGTCAAACTATCTTTGTCAACAACACAAATACCTTTGAATTCATCAATGTATTTACGAATAACATCTGTTATTTCGGCGTCATCCTCTTTGAACATTTTCTCAATTTCCCAAGCAAAACGATTATTGGCCATAGCGAGCATTCTCTCTGCAATTTGCTCACTCTGTTGCTCAAGCGAAAAGAAAAGAGCATTAACATTTTGATTTTTTGTGATTTTACTCAACAAATTAAGAATGAAGGCCGTTTTCCCAACGCTTGCTCTACCAGTAATAAATAAAACCTCACCAGGGTTAATTCCTCTTATCATCCTATTAAGGTCTTTATACCCCAATTTTATTCTCTGATTATCAACATTTTTTACAAAATATGTGTATTTATCAACCATTTCCATAATATCCGAAACAAAGGTCGTTGTAGTAATGTCTTTCACATTACCAAAATAACTTTCAATGATTTCTCGTTTTTTATTCCATAATTTACTTAATTCATCAAGACAACTTTCATAAATAATTGGATTTTTCCTAATTGTTTCAATAAATTTTTTAATCCTGATATACTGCTGTTGGACATCCAAATTTTCCTCTGACACAATTTGTCGAACCAGTTCGATTTCCGCAAATATAGGATTTCTAACAAACTCAAAATCCTCATATAAATAATTTAATTCTACGTCGGGATATTTTGCTTTTACTTTAACGAAATACTCATTAAAATCTTTGTTGTCGTCCGGCATTTGTGCTACCTTGATTGAGTTCTCCGAAAAAAATGCCCTTAAAAGTAAATAGTTCTTTTCAATGCTTTTGCGTCCAGCCTCATCATTGTCGGGAATTAAAACTATCTGACAATCCTGATTTATAAATTCTTTTAATATTGTTGCCTGCTCTTTTGTGATATAACTGCCAAGCATACCGACCGAATTATCCAATCCGATTTGCACCAAACTAATAACATCTACGTAACCTTCAACAATATAAAGAGTGTTCTTTTTTTTAATCTCATTGCGTGCAGATGCCAAATTATATAGAATTTCAGATTTTTTGAAATAGCCATAAACATCAGAAGCCGTGTTGCGATATTTTGGCTGTCCATCTGCGGGAACGATATATCTAAATGAACCTCCTACAATTTTATTATGACGATTACGAATAGGAAAATAAATGGCGTTCCTACTTGGGTCATATCCAATGTCGAATCTGTTCGACATTTCTGATGATATGGCTCGACTTACAAGATATTGTTCTGCTTGAGAAATATTTGCTTTGAATTGAGAAACAATACGTATATTTTTTTCCTGTAATTCCTGAACATCTTTGGCGTATTTTTGGTCTCCCTCATTTAGTCTCACACCAAGTTCTTCTGCTAATAATTTAATGGCATCCATTTTGCTATATCCAAGATGCTTTTCTATAAAATCAAATATATCGCCTGAAATGCCACAAGAAAAACAATGAAATGAAGTATCGCCATCCTTACAAAAGAAAGAAGGCGTTTTTTCCTCGTGGAACGGACACAAAGCGAAATCTTTATTAAATTTTAGATATTTTGAAAGATATGTTTTTAAGTCAATTTTGTCTTTTATTGTTTTGAATATCACAACTTACCCCTACAAGTCCTATTAAACCCCTCTGGCTTGGCGTCTGGTGCGTTTAAACTCACAGAACGTGTCAATCTGCTATGGTTACGGATTGCCATTGAGAACCTTCCCAAATCTCGACCTTTAATTTCCCGTTTTCCATTGTTTTCCTCATTTCGCCTTCACGGTGAGTTTTCCCATCAGGCGAAACTATCGGCTCTTTAACCGGCCACCCCTTAACTCTACGCTTACACCAATTCAAAAGCCGACCTCTTGGATGACTTTTTTCTTCAAGCGGTTTATCTCTTAACCATGCCTTCAATTCAAAAATTAACTCATAAAAGTTAATTTGGGGAAACTTTTTTGACAATTCGTTAAGATGGTCAATATCAACATTCTCATCGAAAGGGTAATCGGGTATGCTTCTTAAAGTCGCAAGTTCCCTCCCCCACGTTTTCCAACCAAGGTCAATCTGTTCCTGTGTCAGGGTAAACTTGGATTTCTTTTTCTTACCCGACAAGGTAGGTGACTCTGGTTTCGGGTTTTCGGCTTTTTCAGTTTGTAGGTCGTCCAAAGAAAAAATTTCTGCTGTAGTTGCTTCTTTATTGTTTATTATAGTATCGTTTATTATATTAGCATTGCCTTTGCATAGCGGGTGCTTTGCGTCCGCTTTGCGTCCGCTATGCGTCTGCTCTGCGTCCGCATATCTTTTAGCCCACCCACTTTTAGCATTTTCCTTGGCTTTATTACACTTATCGATTATGTGGGCTAATCTCTTGTTCAACGCTTTTGACCAGAACCTTTCGTCGTCTTTCTGGAATAAATCGAAACCGTTCAACACTTTCGTCAATTTGCTCGGTGAAATTCTCAAAGTTCGAGCCAAAACGGGAATTCTATTGATTGGCAGATACCCGTTTTCCCTGTAAAGTTGCTCAACCAGACGCCAATAAATACCTGTGCCCTCGCACCCCATTTCATAGTGTAAATGTTGAAGTTTTGGGTCGCCAGACGAATCTATATCGTGGGGAAAATATTTCATATTAGGATTCCTAAAAACGGTGGTCGGGCGGTAACGTCAGCCAATCCTATTCTGGCTTTTATTCCTATTCTACGCCCTGACCCGACCGAACCACCATTTCGCAAGGGGTCAGGCGGTATCGATATTCCATTTGCCCTTCCAGACCCCGACTTTAAACCCCAAATTCTTATAAACGGTCGGTCGGGTTCGAGCCTTTTCTCTTGAGAATGTCTTTCGGCATTAAGGACACCCCAAAGACCCAAGACCCGACCAGACCGCCAAATAGGAAATCCCTTGCTTTCCCACATAACCGGACAGGCAATATGCGGAAACAGTGCTGACTGTTCAGCAAGGGATTTCTGGTTAAAATCAAATTCTGTTTTTATCATTATCATCCTGTCCGGTCGTCTTTTTTACTTTTTATTTGGAACTAAAATGTTGCATGGCACACATTTCCAGCCGGAAATTTTTCCCCATGGCTTTCCTTCTGGACATTCTGTCGTCTTTGTTGCAGGATTTATTTTTGAAACAAATCCTTCAGTGAAAACCATTAAATTTCCGCATTTCTTGCAGATGTGTTCTTTTGGTTTTTCTGGCTCTTTCAGCAGTGAATCCAAAGGTATATCATCATCCTGCTTTGGCGTTTGTCCTGGCTGTGCCGGTGACGCAGGAGTAACCTTGGCCGGCTGTGCAGGTGTCGCCTTTGCCGGCGTAACAGGCTTTGCTGACGGTGCTGACGCAGGTTTGGCCGGTGCAGGCTCTTCCTCAATTGCCTCGGCAGGTATATCCGCATCCGTTGCTTCGAGATGGTCGCCAGTTTCCTCATCTTTATCAGGATATAGGTCGGTAGGTTTATCGTCGGCTGACGGCAGTAATACTGACGGTGTTCCACCAGACTGGACTGCTTGTTGACGTTTCATAACATTAACAAGACTCTCATTCAGGTTCAAGGCCAAGACGTGTATCGTTTTCTTATTGCCAGCGACTACGACCTCTTGAGCATTTAAAGATAGTTTAAGTGGTAAACCTACGATTTTTCCACAAACTCCTTTAAAAAGTTCAATCGAGGAATTTATTGCTATTATAGAATTAACACTGCCAGTATCGCACTGCCAAACGCCGATGTTTGCCACGTCGGGGATAAGGAATTGAAGACTTGCAACCTGCCGACAACTTTTCTTGATTCCTTTTTCAGCATCACCAGTAAGATTTATACAAGGGCATTTCTTTTCTATCATTTCACCATTTTCGTTAATTGCCATAGCGGTAATACCATCCCCCTTGCATTTTAATCCTCGTGACTTTCCGTAACATTTGTAAAATTGAGAAAAGACTTGATTTTGGTCATCCGACGGTAGAATAATATTTATTACTTTCGGATTATCCCCGTAAACCTTTTTGAACGCCGTTACTGCTGACGCTGGAGTATTGTCATCCTCCGTAACGACAAAATAATCCGTCGCAGTCGGATATTCATTTCCTTTATCATTTTTGACTTTGATACCTAAATGCACTTTACCTATGCGAGGCAATCTTCTCTTATCACTCAAACCCTTAATCATAAATCATCCCTCCCTTTTGAATTTTGTTCAATCCATACAAATCTCCATACTTTTCTTTAATTAAATTTTTAAAATATTTTTCCCATTTTTTTCTATTTACATTTACTTTAATATTACAACTGCCACACAATGATATTAGTTTACTCGGATGGCTATGTTTTTTATTGTAATCTATATGATGAACGTGCAATGCTTTTACGCATTCAATTTCTGGCACACCACAAAGTTGACATTTATGGCCGTCCCTATTTCGGATTATTCGTCTTAATACTTGAGTGAATTCTGGCGAATAAGGTTCAAATGATTTTCCGCCTTGCCAATTAGGATGATTTTGTTTTGAATGTAATTTGCCGTTTTCTTTTGCACCACATTCGGGACATCTTTTAGCATTAAAACCCTTAACTTGTTTTCCGCAGTCAATACATTTTGGCAGTTTATTTTTCCATCCTCCTTGCCAACATGAATGATTTTTACCTCTGTGCCATTTTCCCCAACATTTTTGGCATCTTTTATGTCCGTAGGTTGTTAATGGTGTTCCGCAATCTATACAATGAGGTTTTCCTTTTTTATATCGAGGATTGCTTTTACCAACATTGTTTTTACTCATTGCTATTCCGTGGCATTTTCTACCACAATATTTTCCTCTACCTATTTTAATTTTTGAAGGGTAAGTATCGAATGGTTCTTTACAATTTTTACATATTACAGTTATTTTTCCACCAAGCCAACCGTGATGATTTTTTCTTTTCCGCCATATTACGGAACAATTCCAACATCTTTTAGTTTTTCTGCTGTAATGTGTTAGTGTTTTTTTGCAATCCACACATTTAGGTTTACCGTTCATTTTCTTTCCTTATTCCAATACGGTGTTTTACATTTCGGGCATACTATAGGCATATCTTGTCGTTTGACCCATTTATGTCCGCATCTCAAGCACTTTTCTCTTTTCATATTAGTATTATACCATAATAATATACTCTTGTCAAGTTATTTTTTCTTTTTCTGTTTATTTTTCTTTACTTTCTTTCCATTAACGTCCGTAAAATACTCATAAATACCTGGACGAACCTCAATCCTTTCAACGTATTTATGTTTTGGCAACTTACCCATCTTCACGCCCTCCTTTTTAATTTTATTATTTCTCTTGCCCTGTTTTTTCTTTTTCTAAATAACATTTGACTGCCGACGGTGTAAGGTCATTCCACGAACCCGTAACAGCATCAAATATTGCAGGGAAGCCTCCGCAAAGAACATCTATGAATAACCAGCCGGATTTGAAACTGCTGACTATCAGATAATAACCATCATCATATCCGGCCTTTTTCATAGTAACATTGTATGAATTTCCGCTATTCATTTCAATTGTGCAAGGCGTTACGCCGGACTGGAAACCATTGATTAAAACTTTTGCTCCGGCAGGTTCTGAACTGAAAGACACAGAGCCTTTCGTTCCTTTTAACATTGATGCACAACCGCTAATGCTCAACAACAATCCTATTACCACTACTATTCCTATTAACTTTTTCATCTTCACGCCCTCCTTTTTTAATTTTAATGGGGAAATCCAGTTGCAACTGAATTCTCACGGTATATATCCCGTAATTTATACTACTGGCGTATTGATTTCTCGCCGACCCATACGAGCCGGCACACAATCCGCACCATAGTTTATCCCCCAATCTTTATTTTTTCAACAGAAATAATCTCTTCCCAAACTTGTCCATCACAATTTAATATCCAATTATCCATTTTTTCTATTGTTGTAATATATTCGTTATAATGAACTTTATTATGTTTTGTTTTTCCATTTTCTGTTGCACAAGTCCAATTAACAGTTACAATTTTATATAATTGAGTTGTTCTTTCTTTATGTAGTTTGTTTGCTTCTTTCATAGAAATATGATTGTAAAACCTCAAATCTTTATCCATATCTTTTTTCATTCTCATTAGTATTTCACCTTTATCTTACCACCCTCGCAAAGAGGGTAGTAACCACAAGAACCTTTTGAACAAAAATAATTATGCGGATTAGGAAAAAATATACCATTTTCAATGCAACGAACAACCTGTGCTACATTGTGTTTTAATGCTACAAAATTGTCAAGCGTTCTTTTTGTTTCCAACTGCGGGTATTGTGGCTTCTTGGTTTTGACAAGGTAAGATAAAATTAAGTTTTTAGGAAGGGTGCGATATTTTTCATAGAATGCGAGCGAATACATCGATAGTTGGGAATCTTTATCAACCACGTCCTGTGTCGGGGTTCTTCCTGCCGTTTTGTGGTCTATTATAGCGTCTTTATCATCAATTAAATCAATCTTCCCAATAATTGGCTTACTGACGTTAGGAAAAATCAAAGTAAAACTTTCTTCCACAACAACAGGTTGTATCGTCGGTGCTACAACCTCTTGATAGCCTGCTACTAATTTTATGCCCTCATCAAGTAAAGATTCCCTGGTCTCTCCTTCTTCAAATTCTATGCCTTTTTTTAAATTCAGTTCCCATTGTGACGCCCATTTTTCTTGAATTTTAGAAACGGGAATATCCGTAAAACTCTCTATTTTCTGTTTATAATTATATTCCAATGTTTCGTGAACCGTTGAACCTACGACAAGAGCACTCGGAGGTGGTATTTTCTTTCCTAAAATATACCTGAATAGGAATTGATAAGGACACCGAACATAGGTATTGACCGAACTGTGCGAATAATGACCTCGTTCCTCGGCCAAATCAGCAAGAGTCAATTCGTCGTCAGCCATTTTATATTCCTAATCCAAAAGGGTTGTTTGTTGGAGGCTTTTCTCGGTCTATAATGCTTTTTACCAAAGGGTTTTTCATAGCATAATCAGTTGCTACACGCCAAAGCATCAGTCGGACGCAATCACTGATTGTTCGGTTCTCATTGATGGCAATAGTTTCTATTATTTTCTTGAGGGCAACGTCGTCTTCATGGTCAGAAGCAAGATATACGGTAATATTGATAGGCTTTCTTTCGTCTTGATTTTCAGTTATGTTTTTATCATTATCTTTCATAAGTGTTATTAGTGTATCATTATCCTTTTTATTTGTCAAGTTTTCTTTTTGTCATTTTTTTGTTATCGTAGCTTTCTTGTTGATATTATTAAGAATAGGCAAATACGACCTTAACGACATTATTACGATTTTGGAAATGGAAATTCCCTGCGACATTTTTACCCGTTCCAATTGTTCCAGAACCGGCAAATCCTCTGGTGACACATAAACCGTAATTTGTCCACCTTGTTTTTTCGACATTTACTTTTCACCCCTCTCTTGTATATTATAACATATTATATTTGTTTTGTCAAGTCTCATTTTATTTTTGTTCCCCACGGGTAATTCAAAAATGTTTCAAACATCAAAACGTAGTAGAAAATATCATTGTCGTCCTTTATGTTCTCTTGCAGTTCCTCTGGCGTAGCATATTCCCTTTGGATATGGTCTTTCAGCAAAGTATCAATCAAGTGCCTTGTCATAAGGAAGCATACCTTTTCCATTGGCTTTTCCTTGTAACCGCAGACTGGACATTCAATTTCATCAAACGCATTCACCTTGTCAGAAAAGAAAATCCTGCTCTTGTGGCATACGCCACACTTGAACGCAAACATTTTCATATTGTTTTCATCCATTTTCTGCATATACCGCAACATAGCCATAGAGAAATTAAAGTTACCGTATTTGACTATCTCGTTTCTGCCGGCCATTTCAACAATCGACTTTTTCATACGTCCTAACGTATCCAGGAATCCTTTTATGGTAAACTGATTCGGGTTCGTTAAAGCCATTGACTCGGCAGTCTCAACAGTCCACGCCGGTTGACCTGTTTTCCTAATATCAAAGCCTTTATGGGTGTCAAGGAACATAGAAATCCCATTCAGCCGGCCTATCAAAGTGCCGTTAGGCAAAAGGTCAATCTCAAGCCCATCAACGGTTATAGGAAAGACTTTGCTGAAATTGGAAGCACTGTAACCGGCATCTCGATACTCTTTATCCAAAATTTTCGCCGTCTTTATGACAAGAAACAGCATATTCAGTTCTTTAATGCAATACTCGCAGAGCCACCGGTCAACGGGCTTACCTTTACTGTCGGTGATGCCAGTATCGCATTTGACCGTTATAACGTGGTGTCTATTGCACTCATCACACTTTCCTATTTTCATATTTACCCCCTTTCCAGTTAATTAAAGGCTTTCCGAACAAGGTCAATATCAATTCGTATCTGTAAAAATTAGGATAATACTTATCATCCCAATGAGTTGCCGGACTGCCAAGCACAAAAAAGAACGGATATAATTGACCCTCTTGCTTAATGTGACCCCCACAAAGTTGTATGCCAAAAACCCAAAAATCTTTTCTTATATTTTCCGTTCTTTCTATTTTTGAATTTTCCAAAACTTCTGGACTTATCATTTTCATTCCCCCTTTTTATTTAAAGCATCAAGAATAATTGTCAAATGTTCCTTATATATAGGCAGACCGTTTTCAGCAATATCCTGTGCATCCTCGTCCTCGTGTTCCCCCTTAACGGTTTTTATGTATGCTTTTCGTTCCCCCATTTTAGTTTCAATAACAACAACCCCAAAACACTCAAATCCAGAAAACCAAACTTTCTTAATAATTTTGCTCATTATCAGCACCCCCAAACATTTTATCTTGGCATTTCATACAAAGACCGGAAATTTTATATTCTTTTCTGCTCAACTCATCCCTAAAATCCTTTTCGTTCACTTTCTTTTTGCAAAATGGACATTTGTGTTGTTCAACCAATTTAACCTCTTTTCCGAACCCTGCCGATTTCATTAGTTCTTTATTCATTTTCGTCCCCCTTTTCTATGTTCTATCAATTCGGTTTTTGTATGAATAAGCCATCCATTTTCTAAAATAACAGCCTGTTGTCTTTCTCTGGTCTCTTTGACATAGCCATAGACCGACACACTACCACGGCTACCGTCGCTTGACCTTGTAGGTATTTTGAATCTCATGTAGTCGCCTTTCTGAACGTCCTCGATATTCCAACTCATTTTCCCTCCGCCTTATATCCCATTCCTACTTTTATTTCTTGCAGGACATCTTTCAGCGGTCTTTGCGTTGTGCCAACCAACTGCTGACCGTCTTTCCATACTGCATACGTTTGCACGCCGACAATAACGCCTTCAATGAATTCGTTGCTTTTTTGTCCATACGTTTCTTGCCAATAATTATATTTTGGATTACTCATTTTTCTGCCTCCTTGAAATCTGCGAATAACGGGTGATTCTCGGACGCCGAATTCTTCATTTTATCCAAGATATGCAGGTATCTTTGGGTGGTCTCGATACTCTCGTGACCGGCTTGATACTGGATTTCCTTTATATTAGCACCGTGTGTCAATTCAAGGGTAAAGCACGTATGCCTTAACGTGTGAGGCGTTATCCTTTTTTTGAATTCGCCCATCTTGGCATAGTAGTCAACTATCCTTTCGATTGCCGGAATCTTTATTCTTATACGTGCCAGACCGTTACCGTGGTTAAAGGATTCGCCAAGGAACAGAGGTTCATTATTCGCCACGCCTTGCCGTTCAGTCTTTATATATTCCAAGACGAAATCCCGTATAGTGTTCGTCATACGAATAATCCTTTCCTTACCGCCCTTACCATAAACCCTCAAAGCGTCATAGCCGTTCTGTTGAAACACATCACCAATGTTCAGGTTGACGACCTCGCCCACTCTTAATCCTAATCCAAGTAGAATAGTAACTATTGCCCGATTCCTAATCTTGAGATTAAGAACCGTGTTTACATCTATCTCAATCATTTTCATCAGTTTCTTCGACTCAACCACATTTAATATTTCTGGCTCTTTTTGATACACTCTTGGTGAGGTAATATATTCCGCAGGATTCATTTCTATTAGTGCCATTTGTTTACAAAATTTAAAAAATTCTTTTAAACATACTATACCTCTCGCTTGACTACTCGTTGCTTTATGTTGAATAGAATTTTTCCAAAGCATCAAGTCTTCAAATGTGATTTCTTGGAAATTTTTATCATTGAGTATTTTAAAAAATCGTTGTAATTCATATTTATAAGCAAGTTTTGTTTGCATAGACTGCTTATTAGACAAAAATTGGCAAAGAACTATATTATTATTATTCATTTTTTATTTTTCTTTAAATTTTTAAGCCTTTTATGTTCTTTTCTATGACAATCCTTACAGTAAACTATCCCATTATTTATATCCCACAAAGGAGTATATTTAAGACACGCATCATACCAATCTAATAAGGGCATATAATCGTGGGCTTCGTGCATTAAAACAGAAAAAGATTTTTTATGATGAACGTGTAATTTTCCACCCCGTTGATTACATTTTGGCTCTTGACAAGTGAAATCAAATCGAATTGAATTCTTTTGACGCCATTGCTTATATTCAAAAGACTGCCTTAATCGTTTCTTTATTGGAGTTATTCCACCTTTCCAATTCCAATTGTTTTTACCTTTAACACCTTTACTCCAACATTTTTTACATTTTTTTATTTTATAACCTGTTAATTGCGTTCCGCATTCTTTGCATTTTGTTTTTCCGTGTCTATAATTAGGATTATTTTTACCTTTTCGATTTTCTAATAAACATTTCTGGCATAATTTAGCATAACAATCTTTTACTTGTTTCCCGCATTTATTACATTTTGGAAAATTATTTTTCCAACCACCTTTCCAATTTGGATGATTTTTACCTTTAATGCTTTTTCCCCAACATTTTTTACAAAATTTAGCATAATAACTTTTTACTTGTTTTCCGCATTTTTTGCACACAGACAATCTATCTTTCCAATTTCCGTTTTTTTTCATTTATTTTTATTCCTCAAATCAACAAAGAATCTTGTTATTAAGCCTGTTACAGTCAATCCATTTTTCTTGCAATATTTCCTAACCCAATTCCACAGGTTAATTTCTATTCTTACCGATATAGGTGTTTTCATATTATCCTCTGTTAATAGTATAGCATAATACTATACGTTTGTCAAGTATATTTTTCATTTCGCTTTTATCCCCTCACCCTCATAAGGTATAACCCGTTTCCGACGTGGTGTGACAGAGATTAGGTATTCTAACTTCTTGTGGATTTCCCTGTCCAAGTAATCAACCAGTTGCTTGCTGGACTGCCTGTTATTCATCTTACACAAATCTCGGATTGACTTTACCACAACGTATTTAGGCATTTAAGGCAACACCACCTTTTCCTCTAACTCTGTTATCTGTATAAGATTATTTTGTATCAAGACACCAACAATACATTGAGGTATAGTATAGTATCGTAGGTTAATCCATAAACCATTTTTGCCTTTTAATTTAAACATTTGATGAACAGCATTGGTCATTGCCGTTTCTATTGAAAAAGCAGATGTATATAATACATAGTCTTGTGCGGAAAGAGTTATTGTTATTTTATATTTCTTTTTTCCCTTGTTCTTTTTCATTGAGGACTTCTGAAATCCAGTTTATCAGGATTTGTTTTATTTTTCATTTTCAACCTCAACGATATTTGTTTTTCTGTTTTTGTTCTCACGTCTTATCACGGAATATGGTTTAACAACTTTTTCCTTGAAAACTCCACGCTGATATGCCAATTCTCTTTCGATTGCTACCGAGGCAACGCAAATTTTTTCTCTGTGTCCGTTATAAAATTCGTGAACTATCATTCCCATTTTTCCTCCTCTCTCAACTTTCAAACATATTATAACATATTATGACAGATTTGTCAAGTATTATTTTCAACTATCTTTATCTGACCGGTTCGACTATTAGGAATGGATAGGCGAGAGGGCGAAACTTTCGTCTCGCCCTCGAAACTGCGGTGGGTGGAAACCCCGTTTTTGCCTCTCGGCGGTAAGACCGGAGGACTGGCTTGCCTCTGGTGTTGCTAAAATCTTGCCGTTATCCCAATTGCAGGGTTAATCTCCTTAAAAAGAGCCTTAAATGGATTAAATGGAGTGGTAGCATAGATTCCTACATCTACACCCTTAAACACGTCAAAACAAGCACCCAAGCCTATACGTAGCCCGTTTCCAACGAGGTCAGCGTGAAGTCTATCGCTTATGCCCCCAATAGCCATAAAAGTCGCCTTTTCAAAGGACGTTTTCCCATCTACCGCCGTTGCCAATATGCCAGTTCTTGACTGAAAGTCAATACTGGTCGGCGTTGTTATTTTGGGCTTATTCCATTTGTCGTAGAAACCAAAGCCTTACCATTTTCATAAATAACATTTATGGCCTTGGCAATATTTTGAGCCTGTTCTATATCGGAATTTGTCAAAACTAACCATCCGGCATTTTTCATCAGTTCTGTGAACTTTTCAGAGAACATAGAAATTTTGTCGAGAATTTTGCTTTTGTCGCCTTCCGCAATATTGATTCTGTCCGCTTCTTCTACAATTTTAAATGCTAAATTCGCCCATTTCTGTATGGCTCTGTTCTTAAAATATTTGGCGATACCCAAAATACCGAGTATTCCAACAACTATCTTAAAAATCAGACCACCATTCAACAAACTATTCAAATCCATCTTAATCACTCTCCTTTTTTCTTAATTTTTCTTAATTCCTAATTAAAGTAAAGTTGAATTATTGTTGCATTGATACCCCACTTAACCTTTACAGGGTCTTGAGATAAATCTAATCCTGACCACACCCCAAGCGAAATATTAAGTAAATCTTTCCAAATTGTCACTATTTTATCTTTCGACAATAGGGTATTCAGGTCTATCTGCAAATCCAGTAATGCTATATTTGAAGGATTAGGAAAACCAGTAATCTGTGTAATATACCCTGTTTTCAAAGTAAGAAACCGCCAATTTGCCAGTGTAGTAGTAAGACCAATGGCGGAAGCACCGTCAGAAATACTGTAAAAATAATCTCCACAAAGCGTCGGGAAACTTGGGAAAAATTTAAGCACCAAATTTTCCGTTGGCGAAAGAGTTGTTCCTGCCGTTGTCCCATCCGCAAGTGCCACCACTGGACTTGCGACAAGCAGGCAAACTATAAAAGCCAAAATCCACTTTTTCATTTCTATTCCCCCTCTTCTGAATTGTTTTCTGCGACTTTATTCTCCTGAAATTCAATTTTCAAGAAAGTGCCACAGAGACTGCAATAATATTTTATGACTTTCTGTTTCTCAACTTTTCCTTTAATTATTTTTGGTTCAATCTCCTTTTCGCATCTTCCACAATACATTAAGCCAGCCTTTTCCGTAGGTCATCCAAATCAAACTTATCACCAGGACACTCTGTCCCTATTGGTTCTTTTAATATGGTGTAAGTTTCTTTGTGACCGACAACGTTGTTTACTGGAATATTAAATTGCTTCATTAAATACTTGATAAGTGCAACCAACATTTCCAGTTGCGTCTCATTTGGCGACACTTTCATAAAATTACCGCAAACGCAAATGCCAATAGCCTTTTGATTGAAATTTATTGCGTGTGCACCAGGTATAATTAATGAACGCCCAACTTGATAATTATAAGTATCGCCATCGTGTGATATTCCAAAATTATAACCAATATCGACCCAAGGTGCTATGACGACCTTACCCTGTGCCTGCAATTTCAATGCTTCCTGAAATGTGATTATTCCACCGTCTAAACGCCAATTGGTATGGTAATTCCTAATCGCATCCCATTCGTGAGTTATCCCGTCCTTGTTGGAACTGTGGTGAATTACTATCCAAGTCCACGGACGACTACCATTAAGATTGACCAGTTGTTCTACGGCTTTATCATATTGAGATTTCAGAGGCGTTGTATCAACAGGTGCGGTAGGGGGTAAAGACACCCTTTCCCCTACCGCCGGTTGTCCGACCTCTTGTGGGGTCGGGTTGGGTGCAATAACGTTAATTTTCATTGTCTTTTCGTTTTTGAGAATTCCTAAAAGACAATTGAAAAATGCCTTGATTGTATTAAGCATTGGGACTTACCCCATTTGTCGTTTCCGGTGGCGTAGAACTTTTCGCACTTTCGGATTTAAGTCTTACCTGTTCCTTTACATAATCAGCACCAGTGATAGTAAGCCAAGGTGTTGAAATATTCAGACTATCAAGAGAGCGAGCCAAAATAAGAACCAAAATCAATAATCCTAAAACATAATCGTTAAACGAGGGTTGCAGATATTTAAGAATTATAAGCAAAACGCACAGAACCAATTTTCCACCAAACACTAATCGTGATATACGGTCTTTTGTTACAGGGTCAATACTCTTATTGATTTTATTTAGTAGTTTCATTACCATTTTCATTCCTCCTTTTTCTCGTTCTTTATAATAAAATACCCACATTTTAAACAGACATAAAGCCAATCTTCGTTCCCATTTGTCGCACCCCAAAACTCTTTATCAAGAAATGTCTCGCATTTTGGACATTTTTCCTCTGTCCTGATTTTGTTGCTCATTTATGGAATATCCTCTCAAGAAATCCTGCAATAAGACCAAAAACTCCGCCAATAAAACCGCTGACTATCCCAACCTTGATAGTTAAATTATTTATGGCTTTAACGGCTTCATCATAATCTTTTTTCTTTGCCATAATAGAATCCAATTTAAAACCTATTCCATTTGATTTATTCCACATATCATCTGCCAATGCGTGTGCCGTATCAACTAATTTTGCCACAGAAATTACTATGCCCTCTTTTCCGTTGCCATAAAGTATATTGTCATGTTTTGCTACTATCTTCGCAAGAGATTCTTCTCGTTGTTCTCCCTTGACAATATACTGTTTTATCAGAGTTATATCTTTTTGAATGCCTTGAATGTTTTGTTTGGCATCCCTATCCAGTTCTCGTCTGTTCCAATTTTCTTGATTTTCTTTTTCGTCACTCATAATTATTTTCCTTTTTTAAAATGCTCTCATATATTCTACGTAAAGGTTTGAACCGGTAGAGGGTGCGATAACCATTGTTATCGTAGTGCCACTGAAAGTGTAGTCATCTGTCGGCCTTAATCTCAAGCCGTTCCTATAAACATCAATTTGATTTCCCTGTGCCGGATAAGTAATAGTGAACGTGAGCAAGATACTGTTAGGTGTTCCCACCGGAACTTCCCTGACCGGCACAATATTATCCAAATTAGGAATGAATGTTCTACGGTCGGTTATATTGGCATCTACAATTATAGTAATACCCTCGCCAACATATATATCAGCCAGTTTCATATTATCGGTATCTGTAGCAGGAACGGCCGGCGTATGTAAGGGAACACCGCTTTTAATTGTAAATGTTGAGTTCGTCCAGTTTACCTCAACAATGTCATATCGAGGCAGGTAATATCGGTAATCAACTTTTACGCTATCCGGCACGTTGGCTGTATCAATCCTCTTAATCTGTGCAGTTACTGTTTTAATACATACCTGTCCGGATTCGTCAGCGTCGTAAGTAACAATATAATGGACTGTTCCAGTTGAATCGGTTACATCAACACCACTACCTCTTACCAAATGAGGCGGAGTTGTATCTTCAACCAATGACTGTGTGTTTCCACCTGAAAAGTCCACTACCTCGTCAACAACGTCAACATAGGACACAGGGTCAACGGCTTTTGTCAGGTCAGTTGTTAAATCAACCAAATATCCCTCACTCATCAATCTACCTGCACTTATTATTACCGCCATAGATTGTGGGCTTGCTTCTGTAACTAACATTGAAGCGAGATAACCGTTGAACACGCCGGAACTGTGCAGAAAATCCGTTGCGATAGTATCCATTCCGTGTGTCGCCATAAACAAATCCAATCGTGTCAGGTTATTTACAGTGGTATTTATGATATTACCAGGGTTGATAACCGTTGCACCTGCCTGAACTGTTATTACCGCTAATTTAAGATAACCACTTGGAACAGCAGGTTCAGCAGGCGACGGATTAGGACTTCCGTGTATAACAGCGATAGTATAGGAACGTTCAGTAATCGTATCTACTAATTGCGTGTATTGCGTTGGCGGATTGGTTGTCGGGTCAATGAAATTCTTGGTCGCCAGCGTGCCGTCTTTGGCAAGATAGTTTATGCAAATAATATCTTTTCTTGGGTCACTGCCGTCAGCCGCAAGACCCGTTCCCCAAATGTTTCCTGCCTGGCTTTCTGTTCCTGAAAGTATGTTCAGAGTTGCGTTAGAAAGCAGGCTGTAAAAAGAACCAGTGCCCTTAACAAAATCACCGATTTCCAATACACATTGTGCACTGGCAGGTGTGGTTGAAATAACCAATCCGCCATTTATCCGGTAATCGCCGGCAAACAATAACCGCCTGACTAAATCAAACAGTTCTGCCTGTGGTAAATCAGCCAAGGATTGTGCTAATGCCAAATCCAGTTGTTCGTAGTTGTTAAATAAAGTTTTACTCATCTTAATACCCTCCTTTTGAGAATTTAATTTTTGTGTTTATTAGGCCATTTTTTTTATCTCTTACCTCATTTAATATAACAATTCCAAAATTTACGCATCTATTTATTTTTTTCATAATTAAATTTCCTCCAATATCTGAACTACATAATTCATACCACCTGCTCGATTATCGTTAATTGCATCAAGAATTGCCCGAAAATTAGTATTTTTCTTTATTTTAACAAAAACCACAAAGAAAAATGGTGTTTCGCCTATTCCACCACTTATAAAATCGGACATCTGCTCGTAGCCAGGTGCACCGTCAAACCCAATATAAGAATACCCTATAAACATTGAACCTGCAAGTTGTTCTTTGATTTCCGCAAAGAAAACGCCGCCTACTGATAAAACAGCGTCCAGTATAGCACTTTCAATGTTACGTGGTGCAGTAACTCTTTTAATAATTCTGCTTGAATAAGCAAAATCGCTTTCGCCGGAATACCGTTTTGCACCGAAATAACTTCCCCATAATGCAAGAAAATTATTTGTAGCGGTTTTAATATTCATTTGTTTCATTGCTGTAACCCAATCTATCTCGGCTAATTGTGTTATTGCCCTTGCCAGACTGTAAAACAAGCCATAGGCAATTGAATTGTAAAGCGTAGTAAATCTGGCTGTGACATTCCTATACATTGAAAGCAATATCGGCATTGTTGCGTCATAAGCCGGATAAGTGTAATACGACAAAACAGGAACTTCAACGTCTGTGGGAACAACGCTATCGGAAAACAGTTTCCTGACGCCTTTTACCAACGCCTCATTTACGGAAACGTTTTCTGTCAATGTCAATTCAAGATTACTTACCTCGGTATCAATTACGGTAACGCTATCTGATAAAGATTTTGCATTTTCTTTTGTTATTGCGTCACTTTCAGAGACACCATCATTCAAGTCTTTTATACTGTCCTTCATTATTGAATCACTTTCAGAAACACTATCCGACAAACTCAAACTTCTTGTAATAACCATGCTGTCGCTTTCTGAAACGCTATCCGATAAACTTTGTGTCCAATTGGTTGATTCTACACCTAAATCCAAATTTTCTACGTAACCTCCTACAGCTACACCATTTTGATAATCGTTCCAACCATAGACATATCGATATGTTGTTGTTTCGCAAGTCCCACCAAATGAAGTTACCAAAATTGTTCTGGCCACATCACTGTAAATATAAATTGTTATTGTTGACCCTGACCTTACTATTTTTAAGTAACGTTTAGTCCCCCCACCTATGTTTTGGCCAGTATCTTGCCAAGAGTATGTTCCGTAATTTTTAGATACGAACCTCCACCAATAAGCAGTTTGCCCTGGTTGGACTGCCTCAAAGTAAACAGCCATAAAATCATTTCCGTTAGCAATAAGATTAGACATAGAATCTACGCTGTTTGATAACATCCATTGAGCCGCTTGCCAACCGGCGTAAAGTGAGGTTGATGAAGGAAATACGTCAACTAAATGTGTAAAATCCCCAAAATGACCTGCACCTTTATCTAAATAAACATACGCCACGTAACTACAATCGCTTTGGTGAGTTATCCTTGTCGCCGTTATACTGTAAAAGTGATTAGGATTAAGGTCAACTTTCGTATATGTAGTAAAATCTTGATACGCCACTTAATATTCCCCCTTATGCAACATATTTCGCAAATGCTCCATAATATATTTTCCCCTTTGTTGGGAATGTATCGTCAAAACTTTCCGCAGTCGTTTCCACTACGACTGTTCCGTCGTTTACATTGACCGGATAAGAACCCATTTTCCTTATAATAATTGTTGAAATAAAATTAGCGTCAACAGGATTTTCCCAGTAAAGAGATATGATTGGTTCAAAAATATGTTGTCTAACCTCAAATTCTGTTACAGGCAGATAATTCCTAACGTCAATTTCCATATCACAATTCACCACTATAATATTCGTAACGTCAATTAACATATTACAATTAACTGTAATATCCCGTAACCGCCTTACGTGAATATAATTAAATCTTACAATAGGATTAGGATAGGTCGAACCATCACCCGTAAACCTGCAACCAAACAAACCTATTTGTGCTTGATTGTAATGGTCGTCTGGATAAGGAGCAGGCGAGGCATCAGTAGGATGGATACTATCGGAAAACAGTTTCTTGACGCCTTTTACCAACGCCTCATTTACGGAAACGTTTTCTGTTAATGTCAATTCAAGATTACTTACCTCGGTATCAATTACGGTAACGCTATCTGATAAAGATTTTGCATTTTCTTTTGTTATTGCGTCACTTTCAGAGACACCATCATTCAAGTCTTTTATACTGTCCTTCATTATTGAATCGCTTTCGGAAATACTATCTGATAAAGTTATACCCTTTCCAATATTTAATATTATACCATCACTTTCAGAAACGCTATCTGATAAAGGTTTCGCAACCTTTTTGGTTAATGCGTCACTTGACCCTTGACTATCTGATAAAGATTTTCCTACTTTTTTAGTTAATGCGTCACTTGACCCTTGACTATCGGATAAAGATTTCGTCCAATCAGTATATGCTCCTGTTAAATTAAGGTCTTGCGTTTGGTTAGAATTAAGTCCTATAAAAGTGTTGTTACCATAATTATTAAATCCGTAAACATAACGAAAAGTAGTATTTATGCAAGTTCCGCCAAAAGTATAAACCAAAATTGTTCTTGCTGAATCAGAATAGATATTAAATAATATTGTTGTCAAACCGGTTCTTATTACAGTTACGTAATAAGTCCCATCAGGAACAGCAAAACCTGTGCCGGCGTGATGCGCTCCACTATCGTAATATCCTAATTCCCAATGGCCTACAGCATAAAAGGCATCCATATAAATATATTGTGTGAGTTGGTATAAACTTGCTACATTGTTAGCAATCGCCCAATGTGCTAAAAAGGGTGAACCACTACCACGGGAAAGAACTATTGTAAATTTATGCGTAAAATCACCAAAATATACTCCACCCTCATCCTTATAAACATACGCTGGATTTTGGCAATCGCCATTATTTTGAGTAATATTATTTGCCGTAACAGTTAATTGTGAAAACGTGTCAACCGTAGTATATGTAGTGAAATTTTCTAATGCCATTTTAGTTCACCTTTATTTTTCATAATTCTATCCAATTAGGATTTTCTGAACTACGATAAAAACAGGTTAATTGTCCGTCTTTCCATTCCAACCGCAAAAGTATATTCGTATCATCAGCAAATACCGCTTCTGGCAGAATTAAAGTCATTGTTCCGGCAATACATTCATAAAGCGAAACTTTGGATGGATTACCTGACCCACAATATTTCTTAACAAGAACAGCGAAATTGTTATTATCTTTTTTAATCAGAATGCCGGCAATATGTCCACCAATCGTTCCGTCGGCAATAAATTTGGTGATATTGACCTCAACCGCATAATTATCATTTATGTTGTTTTCTATAATATAAGGAATATTATTAAGATTTTGGGTTGGTGCAGTTCCGAATTCAGTAGGATTATTAGCATAAATAGAAAGACTGCCTAACCAGTCAGTAAGGCTATAAGTAGAACCTGTTCCTCCTGAAAACCAAGTCCACTTGCTGTCCAACACTGTGCTCGAAAAATCATCATCCCGTGGGGTCATTTTATTTTATCCTCTTATTTGTCATAATTTATCCTTTACACATTAGTTACCGTTACAGTTCCGGCTCTTAATAATTCATTGCTTCCCGTAAAATAATCCTGTGCCGGTGTGACCATTGTTGTTTCAACTATATTCACGTCAGAGTTCTCAATATATTGTATCAGTTCTGACAAAATCAAATCCCTATCCAGAGTAAACCCATTAAGAAAATCTGAAATGGCTTGTGCCAAATTGTTTTTAGTTGTAACAGCATCCGCTTGTGGGTCTATTCTCAAAACAATATCAAAATCTATGTAAGTCACAATAGGTGCTATTACCGTAACCTTGATGCCACTTGCCCTGTAATCCTCTAATGCAGTAAGAACAGCACTTATGAGTGCCGAGGGTGCGGTAAGAGAAACGTCATAGACAATAACATTTATAATGCCTGCAAATGGCGGTAACATAATTTGGAATATTTTAGGAATTTGGGAAATACTATTAGTTGTGATTCTTAATCTGACCCAAAACTCATTAACGCCATTAACAGTATTATTTACCCAATTACTTGGGACAGTCCACCTTACAAGGCCATCATTCGCAAGAAAACTGGTATCATCAGTCGTGGTCAACGTTACCCAATTTGAACCATTCCAGTATTCCCAAACTACTGTATTTCCCACAAGGCCAAGCGATAAATCGACCCTCATAGAAGCGAACTTATTAACGTTTCCGACATACATACAATCGCCTACACCAGCAGGATTAGGAAACGCATAGAACGGCACGCCAGAGGGCATATTCGCCTCAAAACTGTTATCGGTGAACGTGGTAATACTTAAATCGTAAGCGAAACAATGAATAAGAGGACTTTCAAATGCGTGTGCGTCAATAACTCCTGTTACGGTTTTTGCACCGTATTCAAGTGCGGGCAACGTTCCCTTTGATAAACTGGCTATGTATTGCTGAAAACGTGCTTTACGTTGGTCGCTTGTTTCAGTATTTTGACCAGTAGTAAACGCATTAGCATTGGTTACTGCCTCGATTCCTGTCGGTGCGGTGGATAAAATAGTGATTTGGTTCGCAATAACATTTCCTATTAAACCCGTTGTCAAACATATTACCGTAGCATCAATTGAAGTTGTATTATGCAAAAGCGTTACTTTACTAATCGTCTGATAACTTAACGCAGGCGACGTGGTTGTTGCCACAGTTGAAACAGTTGTTCCTGCCGGAATATCGTAATCTACGGTAGGGTCAGGAACAGCACGAGAAAATCTTACTACGCCTACCGTATTGCGTGATGGCAACAATGGGAAATTGAATGATTGATAAACCGCAGTATCAATTGAACTTTGAAGACCAAGATATATTTGGTAGTAAACGGTCTCAATTTCAAGTGCGGTTGCTTCAAAAATCGTGCGAATTCTTGAACCGACATTAAAATCTGTAATTTTATTTTGAATTCCTGCGAAGTAATTTATCATACTCGCCGTTATTGTATTGAAATATTTTACCACATAGTTCATTATTATTCCTCCTTATACTTGAACCATAACATTCTGACTTTTTTGGTCAACTAATGTTAAATTAAGTTCTATGTTTGCTGTCTGGTTTTCTATTTCCACGTTGACTACTTGAGTATTCTTAATCCTAATATCTGCGGACAATGACCGAGCAACCTCAACTCTTGCTATTTCCAGTCTGTATTTATCCCCAGGTTTTCCTATTATTCTTTCAATTGGCGTTCCATATTCGGGATGTTTAATTAACGCACCTTGTTCTACCTGTAACCTATCTTTTACAGCAGTTTTCATATTATCCAATCCGGCAACTACGTCCAAATCACCTGTTGGGTCAGGGACTAAATCCCCATCGTCGGCAAGAGCCATATCAATACCGAACAAATTCCATTCTAAAATATTTGTCTTTTGAGAATAGGTTGAATTATCAGTCAATAAAATAGGAAGTTGTAAATTATCGCCTGGCACTAAAACTTTCCATATTTTACCGTCCAATATTGATTGTTTATTCAAAACAGAACTAACACCAGTAATGGGGTTTACAAGTTGATTTATAGTGTAAGGGTCAACATTACCAGATTCGCCTGCTGAACACGCCTGAATTAGAATATCTATTTGACCTGTTATTCCAATAATTCCTTCCTGAATTGTTTGGAATTCTATTCCATCGACAGTTACGACTTTTGTTCCAATAGGTATTACTGTGCCATTAACACCATAGAAAGTAACTTTTCCTGTTGCTTGAACATTTTTCTGGAAATTAACGTCCTGAACAATATAAGGATATTCAAGATTGTTTATTGTTACAATTTCCTGCCAAATGCTCGCTACTTGACCAACTGCACCTTCTCGTTGCATAATCAATTCAACGGTATCGCCCTCTTGTATCATGGCATTTTTAAGGCTGATTGCACCCTGAACAGTCCTGTCTTTAAGAATGCTGTTATGACCAGTTGTGCCGACAATACCCATGGCCTCAATAGGACTGGCCGGCAAAATCATAGTTGACGAGCAATTACCGTGTCCCCAAGGTGCGTTGTCTGTTAAGTTTCCCCACCATTGCTGATAAACGTCTGGCGATAAAAGACCAATGGTGGCACAATACAATCCACGAACAGTAGAAATTATTGCGTTTCTTATGTCAAGGGGAATTGAAAGAGTATTCTCAATCAAAGTTCCTACATCCCTTAAAGATTGGGTAATATCCTGAACGCCTTTAAGCGTTGCGTTTATGTATTGTTGCCCTGTTTGTAATTGCTGATTCAGGAATGTCAATGGTGATGTTACAAGAGCAATCGCATCCGAAACTGCTTTAGAATATTTAGCGACTGTCTGTTGCCATTCTTGCAATGACGATAATTGGGTAGTAATAGAATCGGATATTTTGTCTATTCTTTGATAAGGTTTGAATATGGCAATTAACGGGTCGTTTTTAACGGATTGATGGTTTACATAACCTATAACCGTCATTGTGATTTGGTAATCGTATAACAACGGTCTCTGTGCTGACCGTCTCAATGAGAAATCATCAATTAAAACAATATAATAATCGTGCGTATCCCAAGCGTAAAATCTTAATTGCATTTGGTCTTGAACACGTTGTGCAAAATTTACAATGTTTGAATCTTGTAATAAAATAGCATATTGCCGGAATATGAGATTTCGCAACATAATGAAATCTATTAAACCAGTAGGCTTAAATCCGGTTCTGGAATCTTTGGTTTTAGGGTCGTTACGCCTTGAGAATGGCAACCAACCGGTTGTTCCGCTTAACGATATTCGTGGCAATCCTAATCCATAGTAATCTACCCAAGCACCACCAATAGTCTGCGTGACCGACTGACGTGTAGGTTCATGGACAACGTATTCCTGTGGATTGATTGAAAGGTCAACTTGTGCGAGAACAGTGGTTAAACTCGCCCATCCCACTTTCGCAGTTGCTATTTTATAAATCTCAAATCTGTAATTTTTAGTAGGATATGTCGCCTCAAGAATTTGATTTACGTTGTCAAATTCGCTTATTGCCTCAATTGACGGCGGTGTTATCTCAAAATTTCCTGATGGTAATAAAGACATATCAATCTCCCTTTAATTTAGACTATTAAACCGATTGCGTGCCAGTGAAATGCTATTGTTCCTGTTACGTTTGCCATTTACCCCTACCCCCTAATTTTAATTCGTTTCGATTGACTTTAAGACCGCCCTAAACATATTCTTCTATCCATCACAGTAATTTGTTCTGAAGGTCGAATTATTTGTTTTTTCGGAATTGAAATTAATTTCTTTTTCAAATACATAAACGGTGTGCCTAATGACGCACCTAATCTTGGTTGATATGCTGATGGCAATTCTGCCTGTGTACCATTACCTGAATTATATAGATACTGAACATTTGCAAGAGAAAGAACAGTTCCCGTATAAACTCTCGCTTCATATATCCAACCTTTCATGTTATTTCCATCGCCGACGTTGCCCATCCTTATCGGGTCTGTTGTCCCCGTTTTAATTGTTGACGTTGCTATTGTTGTTTGCTTGTTCAGAGCGCCATTGATATATATATTTACTGACCCTGCTGCAAAAGTTCCTACAATATGATACAATGTCCCCGTTTGATTTGCTCCACTACTCCATGAATAATTAGATGCTAGTCCTGGATAATATATAGTTCCCCCGGGTGCCCTAATAGCAAAGAAAAATCCATTGGCGTAATTATCACTACGAACTTGGAATTCCCAGCACAAGTCACTTGTCCAACGCCCCACTATCACACCATTTCCAAATCCTGTATCTAATTGAAACCATACCGATACACTTAAATTATCAGAAACATTATAAGCGGCATTATATGGCACGCTGATATAATTTGGGTCATTGCTATTGTATTTTGTAAAACTAAATCCATTGACAAGTGCTGCCTTTGTAGCGGCAACTGACACTAAACTGGTATTAAGTGCTGCTCCTGCAGAAGTAAGCATTGTTCCCGCTGTTCCTATAAATGCAGCAACAGTATTATTTGCTGCACTATCATCTAAATACCAATGTTCCGCATCTGTAGGTAATGACATGACTAATCGCTCTCCCCTGTTATTGTATATTTAAGTTTAACTGCCATCAGTCTTGCCGCCGCTGCATTCATTGTTCCACCCCGCAACCTATAAACTCTAAATTGAACTAATTGTCCACCAGCAGGTGCAATAGTTCCTGAAACTGTTATCGCTGCTGTTGTGGCTGATATTAGAACTTGATATGCTGTCCCTGTATCAGTATCTGTGACTTCTACTCCTGCCGGGTATGCTTGGTCAATCGTATCAATATCTGAATATGCCCTGCCTGCTATACCCCATATTACTGTATGACTAGTTGCGTCATTTGCTGTCCAATAAAATACCGCTGTTAATGTTCCACCATCCCAGGCTTCAGGCATTGCTACTGTCCACTCGGCATAACTTTCTGCTCCTGCCGCATAAGCAAAATCAAGGAAATAAGTATTGACTTTATTAGTTGCACTTTCAACCAAAGCATTTGCCGCACAACCTAAAGTAGTTGAAGGCCATCCACCAGCCGCAGTAAGAACTATTGATTTCTTTGGTCTTGCTGAACCAAGATAAGTAACTACCCCCGCTGCTGTAATGTTTACGTAATTAGTTATCCCACCATCCCCTAATTTTATTATTCCATTTACTGTAACATTTCCAGTTATGTTTGGAGAGTTCACGTTTGCTGGAGGAATTATTGTTATCTCTCCTTTGTTCCAAACTATTGTCGTATTCGCTGGAACATTTACTCCTTTCAATAAGGCATTTGCATCACCATAAGCACCACCATTCGGAACGTGCCATAAGTTTACTGTTCTTGCTGTCGCACTTATATTGGCAATCACAATAAGAGAAACAACCGCTGATGTTAACGCAGGAACAGTATATAAAGTATCCTGTGTCCCCGCACCCGTCAATGCTCCCTGCCCTAACTTCTTATAGGTGTCTACTCCTGTCGCTGTTGATATACCATACAAAGTTACTGTTAATGCAGAAGCCGCTGATGCCTCGGCTTTTATTAAATCACCAACCGTATCCATTATTATCATTAGGACATTACCTCCACAAATCTTTTTAAACTATTCAACTTGGTTAATTTTATTGATGCATTATCATCTACATCTGCATCTACTATATTTGAAGGAGTTGTTACTCCAGAAACTGCATGAAGGATACCTGAACCACTTCCCAAAGTAAGGGCAGGTATAATTATGCCGTCTGCGGCCGGTAATTGTTGAACCTGCCCACCTTTTATGACTAATGGTGCTTCGTAACTTATTGGCATATTCCCCTCTTATAACAGTATTGCATCCAATATATTCAACTTCAATTCTGTCGTTGATATTGCTCTTCCAACTGGAACAACATAATGTCCAACTGCTGTCGGAGGAGTGGCTGTAATCTTTCCAACAGTATCAGATAAATAGTAAACAGAACCTGATGTTAAAGTTGCTGTTCCCACCACTGCTGTCCAATCTGCTGAAGTCAATACACCACTGGTTATTATTCCACCAGGTGTTGCCGCTGCTATCGAAGCGTCATAAACTAATCCTATAACACCCATTGTTCCTGAAGCGGCCGCACTTGCTAAATCTACACTTCCCGTCGCTGATGAATAGACCACCATACCTATTGTAATAGGACTGGCATTGGCGTTAGTTAAAGAAACCACACCTTCTGCTGGTGCATCTATCGTATCCCCTGATTGCAACTGCTCTATTTGCCCTGCTACTATTACTAACGGTTTTCTCATTGCCATAATTCATTCCCCCTTTTTAAAATTTATAAAAGTATCCTCTGGCTTATCTCTACAGCCAAAACCAGATTTGTTATTGCTTGCCCTACTATTATAACATATTGGCCGACTATTGTCGGTGCTATAGTAGTTAAATGACCAGCAGTAATATTACTTACATAATATGTTGCACCTACAACTAAATTTGGCGTTCCTACAACATTTGTCCAATCTGCTAAAACCACATTACCATCAATAACAAAAGTGCAGGGTAAAGTCGCTGAAATATTTATCTCTGCCAATCCACAGACATTGGCTGTTGCCATATTGTCTGCTTTTGCAAGTCCTACGTGTCCTGTGTTTTTTAATGTTAATACTTGACCCGCTAAAACGCTGTCATCAGTTTCAGCCGTGCCTTCTATAACGATTCCACCACCACTACCACCAGTATTTATATATGTAGCAATGCCTTCTGATATAGAATCTATCGAAACAGGGGAATTAGGGTCAGTCAAAGTAAAATTAGGAAATACTGCCCTCATAGCGTTGGCAATAGACCCTGCCAACCCCGTTCCTGCTATTGATGAACCTCCAATCAGTGGCATTTAATCTCCCTTTGTTTTTAACGTCATTACTGCTGTTTGAACATTTGGAATATCCGTATCACCAATAAAATCCGGCATAGCAGAGCCAGTAACCGGCGGACTGCAAGGTGCACCCATGGCTAAATGAGTATGACCATTGAACACAGCACAAAGTCTTTCATCTATTAACCTTTGAATTGCCGAACTGTCGCCCAATTTAAGACTGGTTGCCGACGTTATTACTACGTTTCCACTCTGGTCTGATGTGAAAGACATTGCCGGCGTAGTGCCGTCTGCTTCGTATAGGGTTATATTAAGATTTCCTGAATTATCTAATTCTATATCAAGATTAGGAATTGCAGGGTCAGTTTCCTGTGTCGCTTTCCTAAAAAATGACATTAGGAAATTTCCTAATTTATCGAGAAGTTTGAAACTGCCAGTTTCGTGTTTCCAATAATATCTGCTCTTATTATCCAAATAAGTCGGTGCTTTATTTTCGTCCATTACTATTGTGTTTTCAGGTGTAGGTCTATCCATATATCCTAATATTATCGGGCTACCGGATTTACCACCCATACACGCTACAACAGCAATATCTCCAAAATTAGGATAGTCTATTTCGCCAGCATTTACGGATGCTTTTGATTTAATCTGGCGACACCAATACTTACCACCATTTGTTTGGATTTCAATAAGTTGGCTTTCGTATTTTACTGTTATGACCGTGCCAAATAAAATATAACTGGCATTATTTTGCATCATACGAAGCATTTCCCCTGATTTCGTATAACCGCCTAACAAATTTTGAATTTTACGTGTATAATCCATTTCATTCCCCTATTTATCCGGTATAGGCTGATTTATTGGCGAAGTGGGTATATTCAAAGCATCTCCCCACTCAATCTGTTTTTTCCCACTACTCTTATCCCACGGTTGACCTCTTGTAAGAAACAGTGTCGTAACAATTTGTTGATATTGAATATATGTATTTGAAACAGATTCAACATAATAACACATTCCTTCGTCTTTGTTATACAAAACGTCTCCTACGTGTAAATCGGGACAACCTTTAATTGTTAAAGTGCCAGAAATCAATTCTGCATTCCATTTATTCCAATTTGCTAATGCAAGCATATATTGATTAGCAATTTCCGTAATTATTGACATTTGTTTTTTGTTCCATTGCCACGCACTTGTTTCAAGTTCTAACGCATTAAGGCCGTATTTTTCAATCGCACTTGGAATGTCTTGTGGCGGTATTTTAATGGGATTACCTTGCTTATCCCAATTTTTAGGATTTTTAGTGTAATCTTGAATATTGGAATTCGCATCTAATTCTGTGTCCGGCAAGAAACTTTGGGAAATCATAATAGGATATATTCCTATTTGTTTCATTTGTATTTCCATTGGCACACTTGCCATTACTGGCTGAACCCAGAAATAGTTAAAAACTTCGTGGTCTTGTATTCCTAAATCTTGTTCTATAATGTCGTCATTAACAATTTGCAAAGAACGATTTTCTTTTAAAGATTCCCATCTGTTGTCATCAAAAGGCGTTTGACGACAGAATATCATAACATAAGACTCGTCTATTGTCGTCGCTGGCAGAACATTTATGTCTTTTGGTCTGGTGTTTAATTCAGTAAGGTTCGGGTTTCCTTCCGAATCTACTGGTGTAGGCTTAAAGAAAAATTGGGGGTATTTGTCCGCTAATTCTTGATATTTTCCTGAACCCTTGGTTAAAGCATCAGGCTCTTTTATCATCTCTCCCCATATTTGTCGTAACGTCTCGGTTGGTGGAGTTGTATCTAACCTCGTAATATCTTTTTCTTTTTCATCTTTTTCTGGTTTCCCTGTTATGGGATTAAATATAGGTATATCTTTGCCAATTGGACTTGAGAAATCAAAATTGCAAATTGAATTTGGTATAACCTGTTCCGGAGCATTAACAGTATCAATCCAAATTTCATTCCATGGCAAATTAGCATACCCTTGTAATATTGACCAGAATGCTCCAATTTGGCTTTGTAAAGTTTTGCTGAATGGTAAATATCCCAATCCTGTGCTGAAACGATAAGAAAATAAATTATCTATATCAATAGTCTGATTTTTTACATTGAATTGCATTTTTATTCCCTGTGTAAGCAAATGGCGTATTGTGTCTTGTAAAAGTTTCGCAATATCCCCCTCACTTGTAAGCCCACTTGCTAACCAAGTCATCTGGGATTTAAGGGCTTGACTCATTTGTGCACCACTTTGATTCCCAACAAGCCAAGGTAAATATCTTATTTGGTGCTTTACTAATAATTTACCAAAATCCCTGCCTCGTATTTCGCAAAAAACCTGTGGTTTACCGGATTGAGGGTCAATAACACGTTTACGTTTAACGCTGTCAACCAATCCTATCATAGTGGCGTGGGTTACGCTTTCGTTATATTTAATACGACTATTGTTTACCCTTGAATTGTAACTTAAATGATTACTCATAGAAATTGAAACAACGTCCATAGGTTTGACTCTTGTGTCATAGCGTAAACGGTCAACCAAATGAATAATGAATTGTCCTGCTGGTTGAGAAATGTCCTTGAATGTCTGACACGAAATAAGGGTTTCATCGCTATTCCCACTGACAAGATTCAATGTTCCGCCAGTAGCATAAATGTTAATTCTTATGCTTGGTCGGAATATATCAACCGACGATAACGCTCTCTGTCCTAAATCTGTCATATTTTATCCTCTTACTGCTCCTATTCCTACTCCGCCATACGTAGCCCAAGGACTCGTATTAACGATTTGGTCTTCTGGTGTTCCTAATTCTTTTTTAACACTCTTTAATGCTTCTGAAATCATTTCACTCAATGCTCTTTCTTTGCCAGCGGTAACATTTATAATAATAGTATTTCCACCGACTTTTGCTTGTCCTGTTGGCGGTGTTCCTTTACCTGGTTCAATTTTATCATATTCACGTTGTTGCATCATTCCTGATATTCTTTCTCCAAATATTGATTGCTCACCTGTTCGTATCAAATTTCTCATTCTTTCACGTGGTGGTGTCATTAACACTTGTTTATATTCTTCCTTTATCTTATCTAAACCAGCAAAAGGCTGTTCAGCAACCCAAAGACCAATACCGCTGGCAATTTCACCTTCAAGAGACAGTGCCGCTTGAGTCCTGTTCCAAATCTTTCCCCATCTTACTGCTTTAGTTCTTTCTGCCGTATCTAAACGCCCTTCCATTACATCCTGAAAGCGTTGGGATTGCTCGTCCTCCGGTATTTTATCGAGTGATTTGAGAAATCCTTTTGGATATTGCTTGGAGGGCTGATATAATCTTTCCATTTGAGTAGCAGATATTGTATCTCCCATAGCCTTTTTAAGAAAAAACATACCCTCTTCTTTGGTTCTACCTGTTGTATAATATTTAATTTCGTCAATAGTCATTCTCCATCCTGCTTGTGTTGTTACTGCCTGGTCTTTCAATTTTTCAGCCAGCCAAGCCCTTTCTGTCCCACCCATTCCTTGTTTTCCGCCGTATCTTTCCGGATTTCTCATTATCAACTGTGTTTGTAATGCTAACGCTCCTTCACTTGGATTTCTTGATATATTTTCTAAACCTTGAATGACATTTAACGCACCCATACCACGAAACGCAGGAATACCGGTTTGATTTATTGCTCCGATAACAGCCGTTACCATACGAGGGTCAACTTCTGCTAAACGTTTTGATGAATCCTGAACAGCAGTAACTACCGACTGCATAAATTCTTCGGAACGTTTACCCATTCCTGATTTTTCTATGCCTGCAACGATTGAATCTGCCATGGTTTTTTGAGATAATCCGCTTGGTGCGTATCGAGTAAGCATTGCCATATCCTGTGCTGTTTTAGGTAATGCTACGCCATAAGCCCTCGACATACGCATTATCGTTTTTTCGTCTGGCATGGAATCAGTTAATTTAGTAAACGCATTGGCAACAGCCAGACCTTCCCGTCCGCTATAACCCATTTCAGCCGCCGTCGAAACTATACCTTGCCGGAGTTGTTCTATTTGTTTTCCTGTTCCCGAAAAACCTGTATTAACGTCAACCAAACGGGGTGCTAATTCAGTTAGTATTTGTTCTTCCGCTACCAATTCAGTAAGGGTTTTGCGTAAAGCAGTATAAAACATAGTTAATCCAACAGAGGCCGCACCCATACTTACAGTGGCTGTTCCACCCAATAATGCCCTTGCAAAACCTCTTACACCCCTGCCACCACCACCTGCACCACCACCGCCACCGCCTCGCCCACCAACCGCACCGCCTTCAAGCCCACCAGCCTCTTGTTCTTGTCCATAGGCCATTGTCCGTGCTAATTTCTCTTCTAATTGTGCTCTGCGTTTAAGGAATCCCTCGTATTTTTGAATAGCACCAGTATTTACTACTTTTGAAATAACATCTTCGGGATACCCCTGTTTTTTCATTTGTTGCATTGTAGCCAATTGTTCTTTATATAATTTTTCCTGATTTCTTAATGAAGCGTTAATTCCATTTATTTTTATTCCAAGCAATGTTTGTGTTTTTAAATGGTCGTCAAAAGGTTTTTTAGTATCTCCAAACATTTTCTTGAAACCACGAGTAATGCCATCTATGGCTTTATTGATACTGCCATAATCTCGTCCAAGGCCTCTTATTTTTTCTGTGCCTCTTATGTCTGCGTCTATAATGATTTTTTGCATTTTTATCGTTTCCTAATCTTAATTTCAGGAATATCAATTTCTCTGACATTTACCTCTTTTTTCTCTTTCATCAATTCGTTCACGTCCGTCACCAGTTTTGCTTCCATTTCGTCGTAAAGGGGATTCTCAAAATGTTCCCCTGCCATCTGTTTTAATTGAGGATTATCTATTAGATAATGCTCAAACAATAATTCTATCTGCTCATCCGTTAAATCCAAAAACGCTTTACTTGTCGGCAATACTTTCCAGTTACTCTGTATCCACCACAACTTCCGCTGGATTGATTGCCGTGCTATCTTTTCTATATTTTTCCTTGTCAAATCTGCGAAACGTATTCCGCCATTCGGCGTATTCCCCCCAAATGTATTCTAAAAACTCATATTCATACATTTCCGCTGGTTTAAACCAATCAGGTGCTTTATCAACAATAACGTCAAACGTAGCAAGATACAAAGATATATTATCCGTAATTGGGTCAACATCTTTCGTGTCCTGCTTGTATCTCGCATATCTGATTCCTATTTCCCTGTCCTCGGTTATTGTCGGCCGGTGAATGATTATTTCGCCCTTGTAATCTTCCCAATCAACCGTAATAACCTTGGTGAATTTACCGCCTTTGTTAATATTCTCACCGGCGATTTTAAGTGTTTCTTCCTGAACCGCTTTTAATTCCGATTCCGACATATCGGCAATCGGCTTTCCCAATTTCATTTCTTTTTTCATATTCTCTGTCATCTTCACGCCCTCCCCTTTAATTTTTTATTCTAATTCCTACGTTTTCTGAAATGTCCCCTTTGTTGACCCTGCCTCTGATACGCATTTCTGGAAAAACCATGACGCCCTTTCACCGGCAATTGCGTTTGCTCTGAATGTTTCAACGTAATCAAAACAAATACAATTTTGGTATGTCCGTAAAATCCTGTCTGTTTTTCCCGATGTTCCTTCTGGATTTATAGTTGATATTCCAACTGCTTCTTGGACTCGTGTATCGTGAACTTCAATATCAATTAAACCCATTCTCAAAACATCGTCACCTAACCCTACAAGCCCTAAACTTTCCAAATCTGCGTATCTGATAAAGAATCGGCTAACGCTTATCTGCCCTACATATCGTTGCATAACAATATCTTGAGGCAGAAAACAACCTGTTCCCCAAATGGGTTCGGTATTGAACTGGCGTCGTCCTTCAACCTCTTGTGCGAGGCCAATAGTTACCCCACCAATCACAAGTTGGAGAACGACACCAGTAACAACACTTTGACTTACTACGTCAGCCACAGCCGATTCCTTTCAGATTACACAGCCGAAACGCAACTCAAGTAATGCCAAGTCGCATTTTCGCCGGCTATTGCGTTTGCCCTGAACGTTTCGGTATAGTCACCGCAAGTGCAGTTTTTGTATGTTCGCAAAACAACATTCTTAACGACATCAACTACTTCAATGTCGAGAACACCCAAATCAAGAATGTCTTTGCCTAACAGCACTATACCGAGTTTGTTAAGGTCTGCTGTCCGAATAAAGAACCGGTCAACGGTAAACGTGCCGTCATACCGTAAATAAACGTGTTCAGTTGGCATAAAATTGCCTATACCATACACGCCTTCCGTCCCGAAACTCCGACGGCCATCACCGGTTTGACATAATCCAACCACTGACCCTTTGATAAGGATGTTGATTACGTTACCAGTTACTACTTTCTGCGAGGTAATATCAGCCATTTTTGTTCACTCTCCTTTTATTAGGCTATGATATTGACTGCCGTGAAATGCACGGTAATCGGCACATAGTTGATTGGCGTCACTGGGCTTGTCTCTAACGAGACAGCACAAACGCCGGTTAAACTATTAAATGTAACCTGAATGTTCCGATATGCGGCAACAAGCAATCCGGTCACGGGGTCAGTTCCACCAGTAATGTATCCTGCACCCTCAACCAAGTCCATGTAAGAAGAGGCCGCAGTCTTGATTGACCCGATACTCGTAACCTTGCCACCTTTTCCAACAAATTTAATCAGGTTAGCCAACAGTCCTGCCTTAATAAAGTCGCCAATCCTGCCAACTGACCATTCACGTTTTGTAACATTAAGGTCAGTTACCCAAGTTGACTGTGAATGTGCAATCCGGTATCCCTGATTAGGAACAACCTCAACTGCACAAACACCACTGCCATCCAAATCGTCCAAGTCTTGGCCGGAATACTGAACTTCAACACCAAGAGCATTGACATATTTGTATGTCATTGGTTCGTCAATTGGATTACCAGCAAACATACCGGCAACCTGTGCGGCCAAGAAATAACTTGGCTCTGCGGCTACTGCACCGCTATCCTGCAACTGTTTCATGCACGGTGAGCAGAATATGACATTAGGCTGATTCATTGCCATTGCCAATACCGCAACTGCTGATTTAGTCAGACTTCCTGTTGCCTGACCGACATAAATACGGCCATTGGGGATTGTTGCCCATGTCAACGGCTGAACTGTGGGGTCAGATGTCAAAGGCACGTAATGGTTAGCCGGATTTGTCACACCAAGATTAAATCCTGCCTGCCAGTCGTTGTTTGACGATGTGCCGTCAGTTCCACCGGCCATTGCCGCATAAGCCGACGTTACAATCGTTCCCTCTAAATTAAGAACAGCGGAAACCAAATGGCTCAACGTGTTGATGGCCAATACTGCCGCCGCTACCGTCGCAAGATTATCATAAACCTCATATTGATTCGGGGTTTGTGACGTGTCCTGAATGGTGATTTTTATACCACTTCCTCCACTGCCTGCCTCAACTTTGACATTGAGTTTTATCGTCCAAGCACCGTAATCCAAACTTGTCAAAGTTAAACAAGTGGCTGGCGTAACATTCTTTAATGCGATTGAACTCTGCACAGCAGGGTCAATCCTGACAAACTGAATAACGCTTGCACCAGGAACTTGTGCCGAGGCGTTCCAAGCACGCTTTCCAGCAGTCAGCAAATCTCCGCTTCGCAGAGCCGCCGCCGCTAAATTCGGGTCTGAAAACGTAAGAACTGTTTTCGGAGCACCACCCGTTGAATGCCCGAAAATCATAACTACACTGGCTGACCCCAATACTACCGGCGTCATTCCACTTGTATCTATCCTTGCCCTTGCTTGAGGGCGAATCATATTCACCCCATCAAAATATAACGACATTTTTACTCACTCTCCTTTTTGATTTCTTTTTTTACTTTTAATTCTTCAAGTTTACTTTTCCAGTCCGCCATCGGTCTGGCCTCGTTCCCTGCGTATACCCGTAACGCAGGAATCCATAATTTATCTTGTCCGATATTCATGCCAAATTCCTCAATGCTTATATTGTCCTCCATCTTAACACCTCCCTTACAGACCCTACGTTTTTACTGGTGCTATATTATCGTTTTCTGAAATAGTCTCAACCAAACCTAATATCTTATCCTCTTTTGATTGAGGCGGTTCTAATATAACGTTTACAGTAATGCTCTTTATTATGCCGTAAATAGCCGGAATATTCCTCTTAACATCAAGTGGATTAAGAGCAACAAAGTTAATCGTAGCCCAATATATGAAATACGGCTCAAACGTCTTAAAATCCTGTTCGTCCCGTCCACCGGTTATTCTCATATTTCCTAATCCTTTTAGGATTAGTTCCTGTTTTGCAAGCAGAGCAATTTCTTTGATAGTAAAATAATAGTCATCACGCATCTGTGCATTTTCAGTCCACATTCTTATTTCGCAAGTTTCGGTCATTAAACCTGAATAGAGAATATCATCCGAAACGTTATCAGCGTCAACCGTGTTAAACTTTTCCTCGTAAAAATTATTGAAACCCTGATTATCTTCCGAGTCGTTGGTGCGATTTATAGCCAAGCACGGAATCTCTGCGTGAACTCTTGGGTCACTACTTAAAACTGTCATCTGTATATTTCTCAAGGCAAATTCTCTTTGATAAATCCTGACAAGTTCGTGCTTCAAATCTGTTCCTTTAATACTCATTTTGTTCCTCGTTCAGCATTAGCCAAATCTCTCTCGAAGCCGTTGCGGATTATTTCAGAAACTTGGGCTTCCATATTTTCAGATAAAGCCCTTGTGACTGGACGAGGTTCTTGGCCAGGGTGCATCCAAGCATTCGGCGGTGAATTCTTTGAAATTCTTCTGAACGTAAATGCTTGTCCTGCACCTGTGCTTGTTAATCCTGCATACAAACCACTTCTCCATGTATAAGGAGTAAGCCCATTTTCCAAAGGTGTCAATTTTGTTCTCTGCCCTAACTGGAATGTTTTAAGGTCTGTGCCAATTCTTATATTAGCCAATCGTCCGCCAGCCATATTCTGTTTAATTTCTGACGGCAATCCACCAACAGAATGTTCAAATGGAATATCAACATAATCTTTACCTTTCAACAATCCTGGTTTCATGTCAAAGGACGAAAATCCTCGGTCAAGAATATCGGCATAAGCCAAATCTACTTCTATACAACCTTTCAATTTACTGCCCTCGTAAGGATACCTCAATCCGTTTGTGACCTCTTGCACATATCGGCCTGACATCCTATGGATAGTAAATGTTCCGCCGGAATAATTTACCTCGCTACCACTGATATATTTTATCCATTCCTGTTGAACAAGAACTGTAGCCGCTTTGACGGCGTTTTCGCCTTCTGTCCAATGTCCAACCATTTCAGCAATTCTCTGCGGAAACTTTTTGAAACTCGGACTCGTATCAACCCTGATATTACCTATCATAAAGTTTGCGTCCTCGTAGTTTTTTCCCACATTCTTGCCCAATATCTTGCCGGCAACGGTGCACCAAAATCAGGATGCCTTACCTGCCCAACAGGTTTCCATATTGAATAAACTGCGTAATGATAATATTCAACCGAATATTGTGTTCGGTCTTCCCCAAATATTTGATAAGCAGTAGTCTTGATACTCACTCCGGCGACAGGTAACAGTTTATTGGTCGCCTCACTTGCCGCAACCTGCTTATCTATTTCCGTTGCGTCAGATGAAATCACCGCTTCGTAATTAGCAAGAGTATTGATATAGTCAACCAAATCCTGTAAAGTCGGATATGAAACAAAAGGTATATTAAGCCCTGGTGCACCATTGATTGTCGTAGTCAATGCGGAACTGGTTATTGTCATTACTGCTGTTGAACCAGCACCTTTATATAATATTGTAAATGCCTGGTGTTTTGGTCTGTTTCCACTTGCACCCGTAAATACCCAAATTATCGAACCGTTAGACCCAATCTGGAAATCCACGTTCTGTGCGTAAATATTGTATTTATCCCTTACAAGAGCCTTGGGATTCTCGTTTATACCTTGTGTGGCGTCATAAAGCAGGATTTCCCGTGATTGTCCCTTAATATCCACGTCATAACGCCGTAAGGTGTCCTCTGACCTCACAAAATTGTCTTTAAGGGTAATCCTGTCCCTGAACCCTATTTTGTAGGCATCGCTTACTGTGACGATTAAATCACCCTGCATCCATTCCGAAGCAGGTATAAAGGCGTTTTCGTAGTCTACATTGGTGATTATTGCCCTTACTGAATGGTCAGGGTCTCTTTCATAAACATAGTCAACCCGTAACTGGTCATCAACTGTGGGTAACGGCGACCCACCGCCAATTGTAATGATATTTCCAGTAAACGTTAAGCCGGTATAGGTTACTGACTGCGTAACATTCCTAATTGTGGCTGATATTATCGTTCTTGTGCTATCAAAATTGAACGGCTCAAGGCTACACTGAATTTTAATATGTGTAGAATCTATGAGAACCGGCAATTCATCCTTGATTTCAACATTCAAATTCTGACTGTAAATATATCCTGTGCCATGACAGACTTGGCAGGTGTATGAGGGGTTGCCAGTAATTTGGTCGTAACACGCACATTTGGTCGCTTGTTCCCAATAAATATATTTCCAAGACCTGCGTGATAGCAAGCATTCAAAACGTTCTGGATGAAATTTCGTCTGTGCTAAAATAGGTGATAACATTTAAGTTTCCTTTTTTGAAAAATCTATTTTGGAAATCATTAAATCTGTAAAGTAATTTTCCCAATATTTGCGATTGGTGTTTACTTTAATATTACAAGAATTACATAATGCTACTAAATTCACTTCACTGCTATTTTTCTTATTATAATCAATATGATGAACGCATAATTTTTTGTCGAGTTCCTTTTCTGGCACTTCACATAAAAGACATTTATGTTTTTCTCTGTCCCGTATAAAATCCTTCAATCTCTCATCGAAATCAAAAGAATATGGTAATTTACTTATTCCATTAAGCCATGCAGGATTCCCTTTCCCGCTTAATGATTCCAAATAATGTTCTTTACATAATTCACTATCGTAATCACTTAATTCTTTTCCGCACTTTTCGCATTTGGGTAATCCACTTTTATAACAAGGATTATTCTCACCTTGGAAATCTGGTCTTGGAATACCTTTCAATGGAGACTTTAAACCTGTATGGGCTTTACTCATATTTTTTCTAACTTCTGGTCTTTTTGCTGGACTATTTTCACCTGACATTGCAAGACCCATACATATTCTATTGCAATACTTGTCTCCATCACCAGGAATTAGATTGCCACAATATTGACAATATTTTTTAATACCACTTCCTAACTTTGCTTTATATTGACATTCTTTTGAATGATAACGCCCTCTTCCACTTTTAATTCTTGAAGGTGAAACCTTAAATTTAATTCCACATCCTAAACAAGTAACCTCTGCTTTACCAATCCCATTAGTTAAGATTTTAGATAATTTATCTTTTTGTGCCTCCGACATCGGAATACCTTTATTCCATATTTTTAATTTACCTTCTGCAAACAATTTCTTTTTTGTTTCGCTTTCGGATTCCGAAATCTTATTTTTTGTTTTTACTGTATGTTTTGTTTTATATTTCATTTAAAGCACCTCAAACGTGATACCTTTTTCGGTCTCTCGAAAATCATTCAAAAATGCGTCAATGTCTTTTTGGTATGCGTCAATATAACTTCCGAATAATTGTGTCTGGCCTGTTTGTGTTAATTGTGTTGTCTCCGACAATCCATCAGCACCAGTTGTTAAACTTGCTACGCCTGGAAATTGTGCCATACCAGAAATTCTCAAGACCTCGATGGCCGCTTTCTTGTAAACTATATCTGCAAAATCTGGTGGAATCTGACCGACTGGAAAACCACATGAATAATCCACGTGTATCAGCGACGGAACACTCTTTGTTAAAAACCCACTTAAAAGTGGAAGATACATTGCGCCTTGGCCGAGCAAGGGGTATTGCCGAAAGCTACCAGCGAGAGGGACTATCTGTATTTGCCCAAATTTCGGATAAATTTTTAACCATGACATTGGATAAGTGATGATTTCTTGGCCAGTGGGATATATAAGACGAATTCGCTCCACAGAAATTATTGGACGCCGACGAACTCTTAAATAACCCCAATTGAGATAATCATTCAAATTATAATCGTAAGGCGGTTCAATCAAATCATAATAAACATTTTCAGGAGGCATACCAGTCGTTCCTAATATCGCATTTGATTTAATCACCGTCGGCAACATAAATATATCAAAATCACGCTGGAAATAAGCAATAGAAATATCAATTTTGTTCTGCATGGTTAAGGTCGTAATAGGATTTCCTGCACGGTCACGCAATGACAATCCGAATAAATAATCAGTTTTAAGCATAGCAGTAGTAAATGATGTTACGCCACGGATAGCGTTGCGTTGAAAATAAAATACAACAAGCGTATTGCCGACAGTGGGTGCAACGGCCATTTGTATCTGGTTTGTATTTGGCAATTCAGTATAATCCACACCTAACCGCATAACAGCGTCGTTAAGTGTGACTATAGCCGTTCCTGTTTCAAACGGTTCGGGCAAAGTAAACAATATTCTTGTATTGTCTATTATACTCGTAAAATCATACTGCTTTTGTGCCATATTTCCTCACTTTTTATTTAACAATGCCACGAGAGTATTTTTCGTTTCTATTTGCAGTGTGGCGTTCCATATAAAACTGCAATTCCCTGTTGATTTTGGATTGCCCTTTTCATCCAAAATTGGTTTCCCGTCAGCACCTAACTGAAAAAGAGCCATCCATAATTGACATTTTTCTTTTCTGCACTCTCTTGGAATAATTCCCATTGGACATTTCATATTCAATCTCCTTTATATCTGATTATAAAGTTAAATGCTAAATACGGTGGTAAAATACCGTCTGCTAATGCTGAACCTGAAACACTATGAGTATGACCTGCAATGGTTGTTGTTTGATTCCCTACAAAAAAAGGTTTTTGGGCACCACCACCGCTATATTCATAAAGCGTTCCTGCCACACCCTCATAACCAATAGCACCTGATCTGACTAAAGATGTTCCTAAACCTGTTGTGACTAATTCGTGGGCGTGAGAACCGGCAGAACCTGCTGAACCGGATACGACGTGAGTATGGGTTATTGCACCACCCGAACTACCAAGGGCTATTGTTCCAGAAGCACCTATTGGCAATTTATCTTTCATATCAGGTAGATTAACTTTTCCAAGACCATTCCAATCATACGTTCCGCCGAAAAGTGCCATAATAATATCGTATAAATCACGATACACGTCACCCTCATAATCAGCACCAGAACCAGTTTTACCAAGAGTTTTTCCATCACACGGTATCCATCCGGCAGGAATAAAAGTTCCGGCAACCATCCTAACCTCGCCTCTGAAAACAGTCCCCTCTGCTAATTTAGAATAAGTAACAGCACTGCTCGCAATATCTTGTGTATGAATTTGTGTCGCACCCATTTTTTCCTCCCTTAAACTTCTTCTTCGACTGCTTGTATTAAAACTTTAAGACCAACCAAATTCGCTGTCGTTATTCCTGCCGGAACAGAACAGCGAAGCCAGAACTTTCTTTCAGGATTCAAACCAGATTCCTCGGATATATCGTCAATATTTAATGCACCAGTGCCTGCTATGCCGTAAGTGTTCCATTCAATATCCGTCGGTGTTGCACCGGCAACATATTTATTGTCCAGTAATGTAAACCACGATTTTTGTTCAACAGGGTCACTACCGGAAAGGCTCAATACTGGTGTATTGTATTTATAATTTGTGTTATCATTTGCAATATACAAAAGTATTTCTTGTATGTCTCCCCCACCACCAGCAGTTCCATCAAATTTGAACGCATTAAATATAGATACGCCAGACAATCCCTGGTCGTCACTAATTCCCCCAATTTGTCCGCTATTAAGGTAAAGGTGTAACATTGTTTTCCTTTTTTAATTTCTTTAATCTTTCATGTTCGTCTTCGTGACATTTTTTACAATAAATCTCGCCATTATTTACATCCCACATAGGAGTATATTGCATTGCACCTTCATATAAATCCATTAACGGTAAATTTTGTTTTATTTCTTCCAGTAAAATGGAAAAAGGTTTTATATGGTGGACGTGCAAATAACCACCTTTTTCTTTACACGTTTTGCAAGTAAAATCTTTTTTTATACGAACTGCCATTTGCCATTGTTTGTATTTAGAAGAATGACGAATTAACTTTGTTATCGGAGTAATTCCGCCTTTCCAACCTTTACTCGATATGCCTTTTGGAAAATTCTCACTACAAAAGAATTCAGGATGTTTTTTTAACCACTCAATTCGGCTTTCTTTCATTTTTTCTTTAGTTTTTTCTGAATGTTTATAATCTTTCCTTGAATCTCGAATTTTATTTATATGCTCTTGAGATAATTTTTCGCCTTTATGGCTTGGTAATTTACAAATCCTTCTTCCTTCTTTGTATGCTAATTTATTTCCTTTTCCTATTTTATTTTTTACTGCTGAAGAATGTTTTAATCCAATATGGCCATCACGTATATTATTCCGTATTTTTTCAGACAATTTTATACCTTTATTCCAAGGAACAAAATCCAGAGGGACTTTATGAGGAACTTTCAAGGCAGTCCTATGTTTTTCTGTCCTCGTATAAATACCTTTTGACATTTATTTAACCTCCGCCAGTTTTAATTATTTACAAAAAGCGGTTGTGTGGGCGACCCCTTTTGAGAATCGCCACACACATTAGGGCGTGAAGCCTGACCGCTTTCTTTACTGTGTTCTATTTTGTGACACTTTTCGCAAAGTGTAATTCCGTTTTTTATATCCCACATGGGGTCATATACTAAACAAGCCTTAAATAAATCTTCATCTGCCATTAAAGGCAAATAGAACCAAACCTCTTTTAATAGTTCGGATAAATGTTTAATGTGATGTGCGTGCAATCTTTTATTTGTTTTATTACAATTACGATTCTGACAAGTAAAATGGTCACGAACAAAAATTTGCTGACGCCATTCCTGATATTTCATACAATTTCTTAATTGTTGATATATGGGCGTCACAAAACCAAACCAGTCTTTTGTATTTTTTATTCCTAATCTTGCCATACTTATTGCAATACAATGTTCTGACGTTTTTTTATGTTTTATTTTTTTTATTGTTTCTTCTGACCGCTTAAAACTACTTAACTTATTTTCTTTTTGAAATCCACATTTGCCTATTTGTTTTTCGGTATACGATTTATTTTTTTTAGCATCACTGATTTTCTTTGCTATTACTGGATTTTTTGTCGGATTATTGTTTCCCGACATTCTTTCACTTCTTATTTTTAATAAATCGGGATTGGTGTCGTAACAATGCCTGCAAAAAACAGCATCAGAACGACCGAGTTCCTTATCACATAATCTGCAATGCGGATAATGTCGTTTATATTTCTTTTTTTCTGTCTCCATTATATTCCTTTTTTATTTTAAGGGTGGGTGGTTAAACCCACCCCCAAAATAAATCAGCGTCGCTGTTAGATGTTTAACGGCGTCGGAGAACTACCCACATTTATCACTATCGCACCCTTTTTAGGAGCATACAAAATCGGCACCCCGTATAAGAGCACCATAAAGCGGATAGCGGCCGAGATTGTCGCCAGAGGCAACTTCATAATAGGTGCAAGTTGCTTGAACGACATTACCTGCATTGGGTTCATATCGAAGAAGTATGCAGGAGACGTTCCCTCGATATATGTTCCGTCGTCATAGACGGTAAAGGTCGGATTACCCACCGTATAACCAGAGTCATCCGCAGGCACAACAGTTTTCAGGTAAAGATAATTCCCTGTCGCTGTTTTCCTGTAAATCTTATATGCCGAGGCCGCCGGTTGGTCGGTCGTCGGTGTTGCGGTCGAAATGGTGATTGTCAACGCAACCCTGCTACCAAGAGTAGCAGTTTGGGCAATACTTCCACCAACAGCAAGTGATTCGCCATTGGAATTGACGGCTGAAACTTTCCAGTCGTATGCTACCGCTAACAGGTGGTAAGTTGTGCCTGCCGCATCTGCTGACGCAATCGCCAATGCGGTTGTCGCCGGTGCACCGGTATTAGCAGTTGCAAGTGACCCCTGCCCTTCCCTGATAAACACATCAGGGTTGAAATTGAATATCCCGTTCTGACTGCTGAAATGGGTGATTGGAACGCCGACCACGCCTTTAACCGGAGCAGGCAACATCGCACGTTCACGTGGGAAGAACGTCTTGGCTATATTAGCGATAGCCTGCAATGACAGGAAACAGTCAGAAACCATACCAAAATTCTGTGCGGTTACTGCACAAGTATTTTCCAGAAGTGCTTCTGAAAGAGGCATACCCTGTGCGTCGATAATGTTTCCATTATCAATCATCTGTTTCTGAAAACCGTCAAACTCAAGCGAGTTATTCCGGCTACTGCCAGTGAACAATCCCTGTTCAACCGCCCTCATTAACCAGAGCGTGCCGTTCCGTGCTTCCAAGGCGACAATATCGCCGTGGGCTGAACGAACCAATGTCGCCGGATGTGTAACGCAATTTTGTTACTTTAATTATTGCTAATTAAAGAGCAGGGCATTTCTGCCTGCTTCTGCACGTCACCGTGCAGTTCGGACTGTATCTTCTCCATAGCATTTGCTTTAGGAGTTTGGCACACAGTCTCTACAGGGACATAATCAACTTTTTTTAACTCTTGAAGTTTCAATACTATTGCATTAACCATTGCTTCATTTTTGCCTCTACCAAGTTTACAAGGAAGCGTAGGAAGTTTTGAGTATGCAATCATTACTTCCGCTTGTTCCTTTTTTGCAACAAGATAAGGCAAAACTATTTCAGCAAGTTTTGCAACAGATTTTAATGCGGAAACTTCAATATTAAAACGAGTTCTTCTCATTCCTCCAAGAATAACAGTTCTAACGTAATGTTTAACGCCAATTTCTTTGAGGATTTCAGAGCAAGCAGTTATAAGCCTTAAATCAGTATTCACTATAACCATTTTTGCCCTGAAACGAGGAGACGGAGTGCCATCTACTTTAGTATATTCGCCATAGGATTTAATAACGCCGAAATATCCTTCGCCGTCAATTATCCCTGCCAAATATGCTATTTTGATGGCTTCCATGATTAGCCTTCCCTCGGAATTGTCTTAATGCCCATCTGAAACATTAAGAGATTTTCCGATTTCGCCAACATTTGCCTGATAACTTTCGCTATCAGCGAGCCCAAATTAACCCTTGTCGTTCCGAGGAACTTGACCAGTGCTACCTGACGAGAATACTCGGTATCCTCTTCACGTGGCAGGCCACCTTCCTGGAAAAACCCACCCGAATTTTCACCGTATTCGGTTAAACGGTTGTATTCCTCTGCCGTGCTGTAGGCAGGTATTTTGTTTATTTTCTTCCAGAGTTTGACGTGCTGGTCGTGGAATGTCAGCACTTTGAGGGTGCTTTCCAAAGACTGCGGACGTAGTGCCGCACCACCGGTCTGACTGGAAATGTCATAACCGGTAGATATTGCTTTATTCAGGTCTTCCAGTATTTCGGCGGAACCCAAACTGCCTCCGCCAAAACCATTAAGACCTTCATAATCAGCAAGGCTTACCATTGATTCCATTTTAATTTCTCCTTTTTCCTTAAATTCTCAATATTGTTTTAACTTATTCACCAAGAACAAGTTTTTTGACATTGGGTGTCATCAGCCCTGAAACCTCAAATCTGGTTGTCGAACCAGGCTCAAGTTTACCGTCGCATTCCAGTTCGGCGATTTTGTCCGTAATCTGTGCTTTGGACAATTCCGTGCTGGACTCGTTATTCCTGAACGACTTTTCGACGGTTGCTACCTGTTTTGATTTAGCCGGCAGAGCAGTATCACCGAAACTGTCAATACTTTCTCCAAGGCTCTTAATCATTTCGTTCTGCGTTCCGGCAGACTTAACAATCGCTTCCCTGAACTTGCGATTTGATTTCCTCAAATCAGCAACCTGACTGGTCAATCCAGCCAGTTCATCGGAAAGTGACTTAACAAGGTTTTTCAGGAAATCGGAAACCTCAAGAGCATCTTTCATCTCTTTCTTTTCACTGACCTTTTCAGCGAAACTCTTTTCCTTTTCCTTACCCTCGTCCTCATCTGGGTCTTCTTCGTCTTTCTTTTCTTTCTTTTTGCCCTTGGCTTCCTCGTCCTCTTTCTTGCCTTTGGCGTCCTCGTCCTCTTTTTTGTCCTCGTCCTCGTCTTTTTTGCCTTTGGCATCCTCATCCTCGTCTTCCTTGCCTTTGGCGTCTTCGTCCTCGTCGCCCTCTTTCTTGGCGTCCTCTTTTTCCTCTTTCTTACCCTTGGCATCCTCATCCTCGTCCTCATCCTCTTTTTTCTTGGCCTTGTCGATTTCCTCGGCAGGCTTATCGGACTTTGCGTCCTCGTCAATAGCCTTTTCCAGTTCCGCAAGACTCTTATCAAGAGTCTCGTCTAACTTTATTTCCTCTTTCTTTTCGTTACCCATTTTACTTTTCCCCCTTTTGGTTTAATTTTTGGTTTATTTTTCCTATCTTCGTCTTGTTCTTTAAGATGTATTTTGCGAAATCCTTAATTCTGCTTCTCTCAACGCCTTTCCCCAAAAAGTATTTCATAGATTCTTTGGGGTCAGACGAGAATTTAGGTGACTTAATATAAAACTGCAAAATCTTGACATCTTTTTCAAGGTCTTGCGGTATTACTGGATTTGTTCCCAATGCCGTATTACCGGCAGTTGAAATCGCTTTATTACAAATCCTTTCACCACCAAGCATACACATACCGCAACAATTGTTCTTGGGGTCGCCAAGAGACTTGAGCCATTCACCATAAGGCTTGATTGTGGCAAACGTGTCTGTGTTAATTGGATGTGGCGTCAAGGCAACGTGATTTATAAGAGCATTGGTTACTCGCCATACTCTTTTATTTAAAGATTTATCAAATTGCATTGCCTTGGCAATTACACGCCCCCCAATCGACCATCCTAATCGACTGTTTCCTGCTTTTAATTGTTTCCAACAGTCATCCGCTATTTCCACCCCCTTATACAATAATCCCTTAATGTGAAAATTATTTTTACTATCAAATTTTGCTTCCATAGGTTCGCCAATAATAAATTTAGGTGAAATTTTACTGCGGTGGTCATAATCAATACGGCCAAAAGAGAGGAGAT